GGAGAGGAGGCGCTGGGTGATGAACTCCTCGTGGGCGACGATCACGGAGGTGGTCCCCGGGGTGCAGATGGTATCGGCGAAGAACAGGGCGATGACGATTGTGGAGAAGCCGACCTGGCTGGGCTTGAGGAAGACGTGGCGGCCGCCGGGTTGGACCAGGTTATCTAGCACGTCGCTTTGGATGACGCCGGGGACAAAGCGTCCAATGCGGCGTTCTTTGTTCTCGACCTCGAGGAGGTTCTCGATGAAGGCCCGGCGGTCGGTGAGGAGGTGATGGACTACTCGTCCGACGTCAACGGAGGTCATCGGCGCCGGGTGCTGGTGGATTTGTGGGTGCCGTGGATGGTACCCTTGTTCTGGCTGGCGTAAAACACCCGGGTCCCCTTTTTGGTACCATATTGCCGGGTCATCGCGGCCTTGATCTTCTTACCCTTGGGGGTTAGGGGCATGTGGACCTCCGGGGATGACGACCGGCCTGGGCGGCCGGCGATAAAGGTAGACCTCCGGCGCCAGATTAAGTCGTCAACCCCCCGGCCGCAAAGGAGTTCTCCTGCCCTCGGCAGTCCTCCGGCGCCCGATGGCGGCAAAGTCCTCGGGGGTTGATGACTTAACATGGATTGACGACCTCACGTGCCTACCGGCGCAAAGGTTATCGGCGCATTGCGGTGCGTTTGTAAGGGTTGTGGCTACCGACTCGGGAAACCTGGGCTCGTTTGATGTTTTGGCGGGAGGCCGCGGACTTAGCGCCGGCGTGTTTGGTGGTGTTGGACTTGGGGGCGTAGGAGGAGTAGGTACCCTTGCGGGTCTTGGACCCCGGGGATCTAGTTCCCGCCACGGATAGCCCTGGGGGGATTACGCTGGCGCATGTAGAGGTCTCTCCAGTAATCGCGGTCTTTGGCCACGGACTCTATCTCGCCGTCGAAGACTATCCGCTGTTCTTCTAGTTCTTTGAGGAGGCTGGAGATGTGGGTGTTCTTGGCGGCGAGGAGGTAGTTGAATAGGAGGCCGATGGCCCCGGCGAGGGAACCAATGGCCCCGATGACGATGCCTCCGTCGAGGGTGACGCTGGGCTGCAAGTTGGTGACTTTCTGGGACGGGTTTCTGGGGGGCGGGTAAGGGGGAGTCACCACATGCGGGTTAAGGGGGGCAGCGGGCTCCTTTGTGGTGGGGGGTTAGACTTGGTCCTTGAGAGCGGTGTTAACCCACTCCTTGATGGTGTTACCCTCGCTGCGGCAATATTCGCCGCGGTGAGGCTGGCCGGCGGCGGTGTATTGGTCGCCGAGTTTCATGAGTTGGTCGCCGAGGGCCCAGACCTGGGCTTCCAGTGCGGGTAGGCTTGGGGCTGGTGGCAAAGGCTGACCTCCGCGGCAAAGTTGAAGGAACTTGTCCCAGTTAAAGACCGGGCCGGGGTCTGATTTGTGGTCGAGGCGGCCGGACTCGGTGTCCTCATGGCCGACAAGGCCCGGCTCGGTTTGGGTCATTCTCCGAACTAATGGGAACTTGTACTTCTCAGACCATTTCCTACAGGCTTCGGCCGCGGCTTGGTATTGGAAATCGCTGATGGGGCTGGTGATGGTGGGTTGGGCTATTTCAATCCCCAGGTGGGTGTCGTTGGCGGTCCGGGCATGGTAAGCGATGTCGTCGTCGTGGACGCTCCGGCAGGCTTCGTCCGGGCCGATGGTGAGGTGGGCGGAGACCTGGGCATCGGGGTTCTGGAACCAGTTGATGGTGGCGATGTATTCTCGTTGGAGGGTGGAGGCGTCGCCGCGGGTGGTATGGACTACTACACCTATGGTCCGGGGGCGCGGGCCTCGGCGGTAGTTGTCGGTGTGGGCTAGGGCGGTGCGGGTAGGTACGGTTAGGATGATGTCGGGCATGGTTGGTACCTCCGGGGACTCCCATTCGCGGATAATGGCCTCGATTTGGGTGCCGGCGGCATCGAGGGAGGAGCCAAGGGGCATGTCGGGGTGAGGCCACCGCCAGGCGAAATAGGTAGTGAGGCGGATTCTTGGTAGCCGAGAACACCAGTCGAGGAAGGGTTTGAGGTGGTCCCGGGCCCAGGCATCCTTGTCTACGGTTCTGCCGCCGGCGAAGTTGACCTCGGTGATGTAGAGGTCGCCGTCGGTGTGTTGGAGATACCAGTTGACTATTTGCTGGAGTTCGGGGAGGTTGCCGTAGCAGTGGACGGCGTGGTTGCCGGCGGGGCGGACCCAGCGTTGCCAGTCGGGGAGGCCGGGGCTGGGGGGCATGGAGAGGAGTTGGCCGGGGTCCTTGGCCGCGGCGCGGACGGCATCCTCGAAGGCAAACCAGGCTGAGGATCCGCCGGCCCAGTTTTCCAGGGGGAGGTTCTGCTCATTCCCTAGTTGGCAAAGGCCGCCTTGGGATGTGGCTCTATTTGCTCTCTCCACTAGCCACTCGACGGTAGGGTTGCCGGTGAAGTAGGGTCGATCTACCCAGGCCCCGCCGACGGCGGCAGTGGTAACGCCGAGTTGGAAGCCGCCGTGGTCCCAGGCATCGTCTTTGGAGACGGTGGCGGTGGCCGGGGGACCTAGGGCGGCTTGATCATGGTCGCTGAGGATTACAAAGCCTTGGGAGAGCATCAGGGGTTCTCGCTGAGGAGTTCGGCGTGGCGGATGATTTTTGGGGGCCTGGGGGTTGGCTCCTCGGGCTCGGTGGTGCCACGGGCGAGGTTCATGACCACTTGGGTGAAGTTGAACTGGGGGCCGAGGCCGGAGTTCGGGGCACCCCCGGCTAAGGCTCCCCGGACTACTTCCATCTGCTGAGGGGTGTAGTATTGGCGGATCCTCGAGAGATAGGACTTGTCTTCTTGGGTTAGGGTGGTTGGGGCTAGGGCCTGCTTGAGGAGGACCTTGGAGTCCTGCATCATGACCAGGCGGAAGTTTCTGAGGAACTCCGCGTAGGCGAAGTTGGCCCCGAACCTCTGGCGGATGAGCTGGATATCCTTCTCGTATTTCTCGACCTCGGGGAACTGCTGGCGCCAGAGGAGGACGGTGCCGGGGCGGACCTGGACCATATGGGCGGCCTCGCGGACGGTGAAGCCCGAGGCGCGGAAGGCTAGGTACCGGGTCTTGGGATCATCCTCACCAAACTGGGGGACGATGGACTCGGCGATGGAGAGGGGGTCGTCGGGAGAGATTTCGGGGGTGGAGTCGACCTCTTCTTCCAATATCTCTGTCATAAGTATAGCCTACAGTATTGGTGAGACCATGTCAAGCTTGACACGGAGGGCTCTCATAGAGTACACTGATTGTATAAGCGTAGATGAGGTGAAGGTGTGCTGACTTGGGTGCAGAAGGCTCGGCCGGGGGATCGGTGTGATCATGAGGGGTGTGTGGACCCGGGGAGGATGGAGGGGTCGGTGGTGAGGGTGAAGACCCGGGCCGGGCCGGTGAGCTTTCATCCTGGGTGTTGGCTGGAGCTAGCGGAGGGAGCGGCGGACTCGGTGGGGACTCCCGGGCGGCGGGCCTTGGGGTTGGAGCCGGAGGATGCGGCCACCCGGCGGAGTTTGCTGTGCAGGTATGCGGCGGTGAAGCAGAGGATTAAGGTGTATGAGGGGAGGCTGGCGACGGACCCGGCCTCACCAACCTTACCGTTGATGATTTTGCGGGCTCGGTTGAAGATGGAGGAGTATAAGGTGAGGATTGATGGGGTGGGGGGTGTGCCGAGGAGATGGGAGGTCGCGGGGTAATGCCTAGTTGGTTGCCAGAGGATCGGCCGGCCACGGCTGAAGACCATCTTAAGGAGCTGGCCTCAACCTTGTACTTGTTCTTGGAGTATGACACGGAGGCCCGGCGGGGATGGCTCCTGAGGGCTCTGAGGGAAGCTGAGGAGTTCTTGGGATGGGAGGTCGCGGGGTGAACATCCGCCGGGAAGATCACCTACATTGTTCCCCGGACAAATCTCGCGTGGGGGCGTTGGAAAGCCGAGTTAGACAGCAAACCAGCCTAGCCCCCTTGCGCTCGGCCGCCTGGCTGCTTAACCGCGCCGCTCGGCCGGGATGAGTGAGCGGTCATTCAAGGTTGAGGCATCGGGGGATTGAGTGAGCGGTCATTCAGGAGCCGGCGGCTGAGTGGATGCTCATTCACCAACGACTGAGTGAGTGCTCATTCGCCGTGTTGAGGCGGTGAGTGAGCGTTCATTCACTCCTGCCCGGCCGCCCGCGCGCGGGGGATCGTGGGCGCGGGTACCACAATCGGGGGCACTGTACTAATGGACAGGCCCGGCCTGTACTAAAGAAGGACCCTCAAGACTGTACGAAAGCATGGCGACAGGGGGCGCTCGGTCGGCGAGTATGTCGGCGTCGAACGCGTCGGGGCCGCCAGCGCTGGCAAGAGCGCTCAGGACACGACGCGGGGGACAGCGTTAACAAATGCGCTTGCCGCGCCATAGGTGACCACTGCCCGGGCTTATGCTCCTGACTGAGCACCCGCTCAGAGAGAGAGCTATGGCTAGGAAGCACCCGCCCGAGATTTTCTCCGGGCATCGGTACTGCCGAATCTGTAAGACCGTGATGTCCGGCCGCGAGGGTGGCATGGGTAAGGGGCCGTTTAACGTCCCAGTGCTGTGCTGCCCGGACTGTCTCAGCGGCTTCCGCCCGGAAGAAACCGTGGTGGTTAGGCCAAGATCCGGCCGGAATCACTCCGAGACCCATAAGATGTCTCATCGGCCGCTGGACCCCGCCGCCTTGGCGGTTGGCATCCGGGGCAAGAGGTTCGACCCCCGGCCACAGTTGACGGCCGCGACAGCGGTTCGCATCAGCCGCGAGACACAGACTATGTCCGCGCTACTACCCAACTATCGGCCGCCGAGTAGGTTTCGCGTCGCGTAGGCCCGCCGGTCGGGAGCATAATCCTGGGCAGTGTGATCGAGTTGCGTTCGGGCCTCAGGGGTTGAGTCCTCTCACGCCTTAGAGTGGAGAGTGCTCGTGGTTTCTGACTGGCTCCTGGCCCAGCTACTGCTGTGGGGGAAGTCCCACAATGCCGAACCGCGACCGATGTACATCGGCAGGCTGATTGAGCGGCCGTCGGATAGGTGGCTGCTCTCCCAGCGGCGACCGGTGCAGGTCGTCATCCGCCGAGAGATTTCGGCGTGACCTACGTTCGGCCCAATTTCCCGACCAAAAAGGCGCTCCGAGAGGCGATCGCCGACGGCAGGTCTCGGGTCGAGGTGTTCGAGCCGGGCCTTGGGACCGTGCCGTTTGACGGCGTGGTGTTTCTTGAGGGACCGTGGGCTCCGAAGGCCCATAGCTGGTATGCCCAGGGCCGGGTGGTCCGGGGCCGACTGGTGAGCGTTAAGTAGTTTCCGCCGGGCTCAACCGCTGAGCCCCGGACGCAACCGCGTGCCGGGCATTTTGCTTAGGAGCAATGCCCTACCATGAGCGAGCAGACTAATCCACAGACAGACCCGGCCCAGCCGCCGGCCGAGGGTGAGTCCTCGGTTGCCGCACCGCCGGACACCACGGCCACGGTGCCAGAGGTCCCGGCGGTTCCTGAGCCCAGCTTGCTGGAGAAGATCCAGGCCGAGTTGGCGAAGGGGACGGGCCTGGACCAGCTGGCGACCCTCCAGGCTCTGCTGACCACCGAGTTGAATCAGCGCCGGGCGGAGGAGCGGGAGAAGGCCGAGACCGCGCGACGGGCCAAGAGGGCGGAGCTTGTCGGTCAGATCACTTCGGTGGTGGACCTCGGCAGCCTGCTGAGTCCGTTCCTGGCCGCGGCCAAGGAGTGTGGTCTCCTGGGCCTGGATATCAGCTTCAGCGGCGACACGCTCGGGATCACCCCACGGGCTCAGGCCCTGGCGGTGCCAAAGGCTGCCGCGGCTTCGGCCGATGGGAAGCCCAAGGCGGAGGCGGCCGGGGTGAAGGCTCCCGCCGGACAGTCCGCGCAGCCGGGCGACGAGCAGACTTGGATGTCGGTGACATCCGAGGCTGACCGCGACGCTGACAAGGCGGCGATTGAGGCGGAGGTGGTGGCGGCGGAGGCTCGGGGCCGGACCGGCCCATCCGTTCGCAACTCGATCACATGGCGGGTCAGGCATGATCGGATTCAGTATGCCCGGACGGGCAGCCGGGTCGGTCACCTGAAGTAGGCCCCAGGCCGGGTCTCTGGGTAATGCCAGGGGCCCGGTCACCTGAAGTAGTCCGAGTCGCCTCGTGACCGTGGCGGCTGAGTTTGGGTCCCCCCTGACTCAGCCTCCAGGGCCCGGGACTACCCGGTAGAGAGGTGTGATGGACAGAGATCAGGTTCGTGGTATGGTCAAGGAGATGGTCCGGCTTGCCAGGGCGAAGGACTATGACTCCTACTCTACCCTTGAGCGAGCCCTGGATGAGCTCCTGTTCGAGGAGAAGTCTGACAATGCATGGGTCCGGGGATTTATCTCCGGGGCGCTGGTGATGACGGAGTCAGTGGTGTCGTGACCTCAGGGTGTGAGTGTCCCCGCTCATAGCCTGAGGCCCGGGACTACCCGGCTGTTGGAGAGTGACATGTCCGAGCAGATCAAGACCCTGACCCCGGTGGCCGCCCTGAAGGGGTACTTCGGGCTGAAGCCGGGACAGACCTCGGCGGAGTTCCTCGGCGAGCTGCGGGAGCTGTCGGCCAAGGACCGCGACTGGTTGGCGAACGAGGCGGCGCACAACCTGGGCGCCAAGATCAAGGAGGGGTAGGCATGGCTGAGTTCCAGCCCGGCGATAGGGTGTGCATCCTCGGGCACACCCCGTACTTCAACACCAAATTCGGGGCCTGGGCGTTCTCGTATGAGGACCAGACCGCGGAATACGTCCAGCAGTGGTCGGCGAAGATGGGCCTGAGTTTGGTCCGCCGACCATCGGGCACCCTGCTGAAGGTGCCTGACCGGGCCCTGATCCCGGACCTTTAGTTCCCCTGCCCGTCCCGGCCTGGTAGTGGCTGATAACCGCTGCCAGGCTCCGGCCCGTTGAGCATCCGGGCCTAGCCTCAACCAGGTTCAGCACTAGGTGCAGGGGTCGCAACCCTGGCCGGGGTGCTGAGTCCAAGCCGAGCCGAAGGGTTAATAGCCCGTGGATGGTGTAGCCTAGGTTAAAGCTAGGACCCGGGCACTTGACACGGTGGTGTCCGGCGGCTATACTATAGTACAGGCCGAGTGGGCCAGAGAGAGGTGCCCGAGGATATGAACCGCTGTCCAAGCTGTGGGGAGGACCTAGAGGACTGGGATGATGAGGCCGCTCTCAACCACACGGACTACTGTGAAGGCGGGGTGGAGGAACCACCCCCGCCGAAGTACCACCTCTGCCCTCAGTGCCAGGGTCACGGGGTCACGGTGCATGCCGCGGTGTCGGTGTGGACTGAGTCCGACAGAGAGGAGGACCCCGAGGGGTTCGAGGATATGCTGGCCGGTCACTACGATGTGACTTGTCCAAGGTGCCGGGGCCTGAGGGTGGTAGATACCGCCAGGGAGGAGGAGTTTACCGAGGAGGAGGATGACCGCAGAACCCGGTTGATGGAGTCCGGGATATACCCAGGGTCCGCTGACTATTACTAGGAGGATGGAGAGTGTCCAAGTATTACCCGTTTACCTCTGACTCGGTGCTGGCGGAGCCCGAAGGCGAGGTGCTGTTCGAGGTCACTGTTACATCGGTGATTGGTAAGGTCAGGGCCGGTGGTCATCTCAACCCGCGGGTGGCCGCGTTCATCCTGATCGCCGAGGCCGGGATCACCGGGGAGTACAGTTTCCCGGCGGAGGACGGCGGCGTCGAGGTGGTCACCGTGAAGCAGTTTGGCCCGGATGAGCAGAGGCTCCCTTAGGCCGTGGACCAATCTACCGGCCTGGTCTATCTGATTCACTTTGACCGGCGGTATCGGCATGCCGGGCATTACCTGGGGTTTGTCCGCCGACCTCAGGGCCTGGCCCGGAGACTCAGAAACCATCGGGCCGCCCGGCTGGAGACGTGGGTCAGGCACCGCCAGAGCAAGCTGATGGCGGCTGTGGGGAGCGCCGGGATCACCTGGCGGCTGGCCCGGGTGTGGCCGGGGAAGTCAATAGGGGATGAGCGGCGGATGCACCGGGGCGGCGGCCACCGTCGCCGGTGCCCAATCTGTTTAGGAGGTTGAGGTTGTACCCAGCTAAGGTCCGGGCGCTTGGCCATCTGGAGGCTACCCTGGCGGAGCTGATTGATTGGTTCCAGGAGAAGTCCGACAGCCTGGGGGAGAGTGAGTCCGCCCAGGAGAAAGCCGACGTCATCTCGGATATCATCACAGACCTGGACGCGGCAAAGGATTCGGTGTCCACGGCCATGGCAACCCTCGAGGAGCTAAAATGAGGCCGGGTAAGTAACCAGGTGCTGAAGCTAGGACGACTAAGAGCCTGGGTGGAGGCCAAACGGTCCTTCCCCTGGGTTATCTCCACCGGCGTGTACATTGAGCCTAGGAGGTTACAGGTGCCGGATATGGGATGGTCCCGGTACATCGCCGAGCAGGAGGCAATGGTCGAGTTTGAGCAGTGGATGAACCAATGTGCAGTGTTCTTGAGGTACCCCTGGGACCTCTCCCCTGAGATGATCGACGATGCTCAGTGGGAACTGATGTTCAAGGAGAACCTGAGTCCTCTAACTGCCGTTGAGGCCGTGCTCAAGGATCTCCTGATTGCCCACCTAGACCGTTAGGCTCCGACCCGAGCCCCCGACCACTCGGGGGTTTGGGCCCGGGACTAACCCGGACACCAGAGAGAGGTCACAACCAATGGTCGGATACAACGCGGCGACAGAGGGGACCGGGTTCTGGGACTCGCAGACTATCGAGACGGATATCGCCTCGGGGGATTATGGAAATGTGGTGAGGGTTAGCCGGGTGACTAAGGGTCGCCGGGGGTTCGTGGACATCCGGCAGTGGTTTGTCCATCGAGAGACTGGGGTGCTGACTCCCGGCAAGGGTATCGCCCTGCCGGTGGATATCGCGGAATCCGTCCTCTACGCCGGGCTGGCGGCCGCGAGCCGGTAATCGCCGGCACCACCCACAGCTGGAGAGTGGCGATGGGATCAATCAATGGAGTGTGTCGTCCCCGAGCAACCTACAGAGTGATGATACCCGCGATATCCCGTCTTTATCCTTGGGGGCCGTTGGACTACCCGGATATCGACTCGGCCCTGGATGACGCGCAGTTCCTGAGCATGGAGTCGGACTGGCCCTGGGCGGATGTGATCCTGTGGTGGGACTTCGCCGGCCAGGTCATCTGCCTGGGGTTGGTACCTAGGTCTGACCCATGCGTGGGCCTGGCCCCCGTGATGAGGTTCCGCGACGGCGTAGGAGTAGAAGGACCCGTGCAGTGAGCATGACCAACAGCGAGTACATGGCGAGGGTTCACCGTGCCCTGACGAACAAGTCACTCCTGTGTGACTGGTGTGCCAGGTCCGCAGAGTGTACCCATTGCCGGACCGGCGTCTACCACATGCATGAAAAATGTTATGCGGAGGCGTTCCAGAGTGGTTACTTCTCCCGGCTGTCGCCTACCCGACAACAGTTCCCGGTTGGTTGTTCTACCGGGCTGGTGCATTTTGTCCTCGGCTACTCTAACATCTAGAGAGGAGACCTCATGCCCCGGAGACGCGACTATCATAAGGCCCGAATCCTGACCCTGGCCGCCGAGGCCCTGGAAGGAGCTTCTGTATACCAGGATGAGGCAGACCACGGTGAGAAGTTCCATATCTCCAGCGAGGATAGCAGCAGTCTGCTGGTGAAGGCGGAGGTGCCTAAGAGACATCCTAGGTACTTTATACTCAAGGTGATTGAACCAGTCTAACCACTGGGCCAAGGAGGCCTAACCGTGAGCTACGACCCGGCGGTCAGGTGCCAGGGCTGCGGGAGCCTGAAGTTCAGGTTCATCCCGGCCTGGGGCCTGCTGATGTGTAATCTATGCTGCGTGGCCTTGGACTGGGTCACGGCCCCCGAGAGGGAGTGGATTCTCTCCCGAATCTATGCCGAAGAGAGGTTGCCGTATGACTGGTGTTGTTGGATCTACCGGCCTGAGGTCGGGACCTGCCGGCTCCACGGCAACGTGCAGATGAACCTGGATGCCGGCCTGACCAAGCAGGGGGAAGCCGCATGACGCCGATTGATGAGTGGTCGGCCGGGTTCTACCGCTGCGACCAGTGCGGTGCTTTATACCATCACGCTGTGGACCTGGCCGAGCACCGAGAAGGAGGTTGCCCGGCGGATGAGATGGTCAAGGACCTCCTAGAACCTATGAAGTCTGACTGGTTCATGGCCAAGGAAATCAGCCGGCAGAGCTATTGGTTCAAGGCTCTTGTGTTGGCGGTGTGGTGGGCCGCGGACCCGGAGAACCGTGCCCGACTCCTCCGGGCCTGGCCAAACCTAGAGGAGGAGGCCGTCTACCTCTCGGCCAGCATCTCACAGAAGGATAAGGAGGAGTGGTATGCCTGAGGAAGACACCTACAGAAGTGTCGAGGTGCCATTGACCCCGGCCGGGACCCTAGACATCCCCGTGTTGTTTGGAGCCAAGCCGGTGGCCAGGTGCCTGGCGGAGGGAATCTGCCGACACTGTGGGTCAGATGTAGACCCTCAGTTCCTTGAGGCCGAGGAATACAGCCGCCCGGACTACATCCGGGAGTACCGAACATCCGGACTGTGCAGGGGGTGCCAGGATGAGGTCTTTGCACCCGCCCCAGAGGACGAAGAATACCTCCAAGGGGAGATGCCATGACCGAGTATGACAATGTGCCAAGGAGTCCACCCCCGGACATGTCCGCGGTGATTAGGGAATACCTGGCCTCGGGCCGGGCCTTGACCATCACCGAATGGTGCAAGTTCGACGGCAAGGGGTATACCCGACGCTGGAGCGTCATAGAAAGGGTGGTGCCGGATGGACCAGGGCAACCAAGCTCCGGGCAGTCATATCAAGACGGGGGTCGGGGAGATCAGGCGGCGGATTCTCCTTCAACACCCTGGCCTGATGCCGCCGACCCGGCCGTGGATGAGACACCCGGGGGCCTGGAGAGGCCCAGGTACCGACCCGTGGCCGACAGCGGCGGTGAAGGTCGTCGAGGAAGCCGTCGGCCAGCCTATCGGGGAAATCCTGGCCCGTGAGCCTAATAACCGGGCATTGGTCGCCGAGCTAACCACCCTGGGGCTGGCTCTGAACCTCACTACCATCGCCAGATGGAGGAAACGACATGCCGCTGCGATTGCATACCCTGAGGCACGCTGACCTGAACGTGTTCTGCGGACGATGTGGCCGGAAGCCAGTAGGAGTATGGTATGACGCCGACTCCTACATCGCCGGCAACACGATCTACGCGGGGTCGGTGGTCCGATGCCAGGAGTGCTGGGACAAGGAGACCGCCGAGGGGAATGTATTCACCACCCTACCGACTGCCCGGCTGTCCCAAGCCCAGGCCGAGGCTTCCCCACCCACCGCCACCACCCCCGAGGCCCCCCATAGACCCCCGGACTAAACCATGCGGCTGTTGTACGTGGTGGGTCCGGGCTTCACCGACGAAGCTTTAGTATCCTGGAGGCTGCTCCAGCTACCTAAGGGCACGGTCGTGACCCGGGCCAACCCTCAGGCTAATGCCCGGTTAACTGTCTGGAAAACCCGGCCCGATGCGGTATGGGTGTTCACGGAGGATATGTGGAAGGACAAGACTCATCGGTGGCTGGACCTGGCCGCGGAGAAGACCATCCCGGGGATGAGCATCAACCCAGCCGGGGAGAACCACCGCTGGGGGTGGTAGCCGGCCCCGAGCCGACAGACACCGCCGAGAGCCTGGAGAAAACCCAACTACTCAAGCTAATCGCCTGTTTGGTGATGAAGTTTGACCCAGCCGGCCGGGTATTTATCTCCAAGCGGGATGTTTACCGACTCCCGGGCCGGTTCGAGATCCTCGGCGTGGAGGACCCCCAGAGAATAGGTTGGGTGGTTAGTGTCAGGGAGGTTGGGCCGTGAAGGTGTTGGTGACCGGGGACCGTGAATATACCAACTTCAGCCGGGTTATGGCTGTCCTAGGGACACTGAACCCGGCCACCACTACCATAATCCATGGGTACGCCCGGGGAGCTGATACCCTGGCTCATCAAGCCGCCGAGCTGCTGGGCATGGAGGTACATGATTACCCGGCGGCCTGGGAAACCTTGGGTCGGGCGGCTGGACCCATCAGGAACCAAGTCATGCTAGACTCAGAGTCCCCGGACCTGGTCGTGGCCTTCCACGATGACATTGCCCGGTCCAAAGGCACCCTAGACATGCTCACCCGGGCTCACCGCGCCGGCGTCCGCTGTATCCTGGTGACTACTATCGGCATCCTCCAGTGGCCTTTGACACGGTAGCCACGGCCTGATATAATCTAGAGATGGAGGTGCCCGTCGCGTGAAAGTCCGCACGACCACCGAGTTGATAGAGTGGCAGCCACCACCCGTGGCGGAGATCGTCTCCCAGGGCCTGCTTCATCCAGGGTCCCGGGCGGTATTGTTCGGCCGCTGGGGGAGCTGGAAATCCATGTTAAGCATGCATATGGGGTTCTGCATAACCGCCGGCGAGAACTGGCTAGGGTTTGACACCGCCCCGAACTCGGTGATGATCGCCCAGGTAGAGATCCCCGAGGCGATGATGAGAGAGAGGGTGATCAAGTATACCAATGCCGCGGGGATAATGGACCGCCGACCAATCTGGTGGTTGTCAGAGCCGTTCCTCAGGCTCGACCGAGAAGCAATATTCAAGGAGTTCACCGCGGAAGTAATCCTGAGGAAACCAGCGGTCCTCATTCTCGACCCATTCTACCGCCTCTACACCGGGGACATCAACGATAACTTCCAGATCACCAAGCTCCTAGACAAGCTCGACCGGCTAGTCTTGGAGATGGGTACCGCGATCGTGATGATCGGCCATACCAAGAAGTTGCAACCCCTTGAGCCGGGGGTTCACCGAGACTGGGGCCAGGAGCTAATCGGGGGTAGCTATATTATGGACTGGGTCGACACCGGCATCGCCGTCGAACCTGACCACGAGCGGGACACCGACGTACGGTTACACTTCGTCAAGGTCCGCCACGCTACCCAGGAAATCCGGAGCATTAAGGTCCGGGTGAATCGTAACACCCTTCATGCGGCCCGGCTGTTGTAAATAATGCCCAACGACTCTAGTAGAGTAGAAGGATTATAGATGACAACGCCCAGGGTTCGGCGACATCCACCCTACACCCCAGTAGCTGCCAGAGCTTTGGAATCCAGGTTACAGGAGCTGGCCGAGTCGGTGCATGGTCCCACCCGGGCCAACCACCGGGGAGGTAATCTTCACCACAGCGACTGGGACTGGCTGGAGGACAAGATGCGCCTGGGGGAGGTCTCTCAGCAACCCTGTCTACTATCCGGCGGCTACCCACCATGCCTGGGGAGCCCAACCAAAGTCCGGCTATTACCACCGGCCATGGAGCTGGATTTACTACCCCTGGAGGCCCGGGCCGACCCGGCTCTGTTTGTTAACCTCTGCGACCTCTGCTTCCTATTAAAGCTAGCCAGGATAGACTTCCTGCCGACTAAGTCCCGGTGGGTTAGGGAATCCTCCGCGCACCTCCGCCTGGCACCTAAGACCATCCGCTGGCACTATTCCAGCTGGGCGAATATCCTGCATCAGGTACTGACCCCGGCCCTGTCTACCGCCGAGGGGGTAATCCAGAGTCACCGGGAACAAACGGTAACTATAGTCCTTAGGAGGTGGGAGCTGACTCCCCCGGTGCCAGAAGGTCTCCGGATCCTCCATTTTGATGCATCCAGGCTCCGGGAGGATGGATCCATCCGGGTGGTGCTGGCGGCCAATCCATATGGATCTATAGTAGATATGTGATACTCCTAGTATACTACTATAGTCGTTGAGCATTAAATACAACAAACAGCACCCACCGAATAAATCTGCATCCCCTATGGTGCCAGTCAGGGTGGCTAACCACCCGGGCCTTGACATGGCCTGACCAATCAGCTAGACTATAGGCAGCGACTCAGTGACAGGAGAGAGATGCTAGACACCACCTTAGTCTTTGGATTCTGTCTCACGGTCATATTCCTTCTATCCCTGCGAATCAAGACGTAAGGAGAAACCCGGCCCTATGGAAGACCTTCGCGCGCAGATCAGAACCCGCGGGTTGTCAGTCGGCGGCGGCCCGAACACCCCGCTGAGGGATTTCTGGGGGACGTTTGATGGGTATGACCCCGTCCACAACGCCCAGTTCAACTCCCTCAATGTCAAGCTCAAGTTCTCCGACATCGAGGTCCTCGAGTCCCTAACTCCCTATGACTTCCCCGCGGCCGAGCTGACCATCAAGTTCAGTGACCGGGCGGACGGTTCCCTCTGGGGGATCTTCTCCGGGTCCGTGAACAAGCACCTGGCGGAGACCGAGGACCTGCCCGCACTGATCGGCAAGCGGGTACACCTGAAGTACACCCCCGGGCACATGATGTTCAACCGCAGCCTGAACAACGGGACCGGCGGTCAGGAGGCCCGGGAAGCCTGGGAGATGATCGGGGTCGAGGGCGCTGCCGGTAGCAATGGTGCCGGCGCTGCCGCGGCCGCCCTCTCCCCAGACGCGGCCATCCTCATCATCCTTGAGGGGAAGACCGAGCAGGAGTTCAACGCGGCGGCCCTGAGGGATAACCGGGTCAAGGCTGATGCCGGGATGGTTGGCAAGATTCTAAACCGCAGCCTGATCGGCGAGCTGGTGACCAACGGCTCGGCCACGTTGGTCGAGGGTAGGTACCGGGTGAACCCCGACCTACTGGCCGCTCTCACCTCCTAGTATCCAGGGGCCAGGCTGGGCTCTGCTGCGGGTCGCCACCGCGGCATGGGGGTTCGAATCCTCCATCCCCGGGGCTAGTCTAACTGTGGGGACCCGGTGTGCACCGTCATCAGCGGCAAGGACCGGGCAGAGGAGTTGTAACGGTGGGGGAGGCTCCTCAACTAGCTAGTCCAAGCCCGGGCGCGGGCTAGCCGGGTGTCGGCCACCCGGGGTGACCGGATGAGGTCCCAAGCCTAGGTATAAGCTCAACCCTATCGATGGGCTGGGCACCAAAGCTGCCGAGTGTCGGGCCGGGGGGATGTGACCCCCGGCCCGGCCGTCCCGAGGTCCAGGGGGTGACCTCTCTTCAGCGGGCGAGCACCCCCTGGCCACCCTAACTCAAGATAAAGGAGCCCGGCCCCATGGACTATCTGGCCACCTGGCAGGACCGTTACCATCGCCCATTCCCCGAGCCACCGCTGGATCCTCCCGAGGAAGAAGTTGAAGAGGAAGAGGAGGTTGAAGAGGAGGTTGAAGAGGAAGAGGAGGATCCCGAGCCTGACCCGGGTTCCATTAGAGAGTAAAAGGAGCCGAGCCAATGCACGGGTACCCCGACCAGTCGTTCCAGAACCCCGACGGCACCCAGATGATGACCGTCACCCTGAGTGAGGACCCCCTGGTGACCGTGACCCTGCCCCGGGAAGTCCATGACAAGATTGGAGCAGAGGCGGACTCCCCAGAGCAGTACCGCAACGCTCTGTTGGTGGCGGATGCCGCGCAGAACCAGCCACCGGAGTCCACCGAGCCCAAGGCCCCGGAGGATGAGGGTCGCCGGGAGCCAGGGGCGGAGCAGCTCCCAGCTCCAGGCCCCGAGCTGCCAACCCCGCCGACGGCCCCGGACCTCAACCCGGTGCCACCGCCCGATCCCCCGGGTTCAGGGATCTTCCCGACCCCCGAGTCACCTCCAGGATCCGTGATCAACCCAGAGAGGTAGCCATAGCATCCCAGGCCCCGGCTTCAGTGAGTGGTCGCCGGGGTCTTCCCTTACCCCAAGTCTACTAAAGGAGGCCGGCCCTGGCACAGGTATTGGTGGATGAGGACCACCTCACCACCCTAGTGGCTGTCGCCGAGTGGGAACTCAAGACCATGCCGCGCGGGGACCCCAAATACCACAGCTTACATCAGTCCTTAATCCAGGCCATCCACGCAGTAGGAGTAGCAGTCTCTACAGGAGGGCTGACAGTTGCCGCTGACCCACTTTATCTGTCCCGACGGTGTCCACATTGCCAAGGGAGCCTGCCTGGAGGGTTGCCGAATGGGTCGGCGGTGCCTCACCCTAGCCACCCTGACCTCCATAGTCCAGGATAACTCCCACGAGTGGGACGGCGTGCCGCATGTCACTGGGTTGATGAACGGCACCATGCTGGAGTTCCTCAAGATTGTCGAGGATTATGCCATCAACCCTCGATCCCTAGCCTACGCTCTGCTGGGCACCAGCCACCATGTCTACCTAGAGCAACATGCTGGGGTTGGTGGCGAGATGACCTTATACCTGGGACCTATCTCCGACCCGTTGATTCAAGGCAGGACGGATGACATCCGCCCGGATGAGTTCACCCCGGGGTACGTCATCACCGACTACAAGACCTACGGCTCATACCGAGTGGGCCTGGTCCTGGGATTAGAGAAGGGGATGACGGGGAAGTGGGTGCCTAACCCAGCCAAGGCAGAGATACAGGACCTCACCCTCCAGTTGAACTGCTATAGGATCATGGCCGAGCAGCAGCTTGGGATTGAAGTGACCCGGCTGCAGGTTCAGATCACCGTCCGCGATGGCGGCATCAAGGCGGCGGTGGATAGAGGGATCACCGAGCCCGTGTACGTGCTGGATATACCCATAGTCGAGGACAGCTATATCCTCGGGTACTTCCTGACCAAGAGAACCAAACTCATAGAAGCCCTGGATCGAGGCTCCGTAGAGGACATCTGCACCTGGGAGGAGAGATGGCAAGACCGCAGATGTAAGTCCTACTGTGAGGTGGCCGGGCTTTGTCCTCATGGGGTACAGTTCCTTCAGGCTTGACCAACGCTTGACACGGTTCAGCAGTCGAGCTATAATCTAGTCAGGAGGTAGTAGATGTCTGACCAGTCCATCATGATGGAGCCGGAGTAATGGCCCTCGGACCATTCATCCTCGGCATCGAGGGGGATGACAAATCGGGCAAGACCAGCCTGGCTCTCACGGCCCCGAGACCCCTCTGGCATGTGGAGATGGATGTCGGGGGCTTCCGCCGAGCCGCCCACAGGTTCACGGGGGTCCCCGATATAAAGTCGGATCCGTATCCAATCCCCCGGCAAGCGGTCCTGTCGAGTCTGCGGCAAGGCCATAACGGCACCGGCAAGGCCCCCAGCGTCCTCAGGCCCACGCAGATACTAACCGGGTACAAGGAGCTGTGGTACCGCCTGTTGAGCAACTACGCGGACAAACTGGAGGACCCGACCACCCAAACCATCGTGTTCGATTCATTCCCCCAGGTGTGGGAGCTATGCCGGTTCGGCTATCTCCAAGAGATGCAAGAACGGGCACATGCCCGGGGTGGTGCTTACCGGGAATCCATCACCCAGATCGAGTACGCGGAACCCAATGCCCGGATGCGCCAGCTCCTCTACGCCGCCCGGGAAATGCAGAAGAACCTAATCCTGATCCACTACATGACCGAGCTGAGGGAAGATCGGCTGGTCAACGGCGAGGTCAAGAACATCGTCACGGGGATCAAGCACGCTGGGTGGCGGTATCTGGACAAAGAAGCGGATGTGGTAGTTCGCACGGAGATGAGATGGGTGGGGGTGGGTACTAACCGCCAGCTGGTACCCTTTGCCACAGTCAGGTTATCGGGGCTGGCCCTGGAGGTCACGGAGACCGAGATGAAGGCTCCTACCTGGGAGATGCTCCGCCAGCATTTGGAGATATACCGAGCCACGGCCTAACCCTCAGCAGGAGTAGTCAGTCGTGGGACCAAAGCCTCCCATGTCCCGGGAACAGTTCATCACCGAGATTGAGATGTTGGTAATCCAGTCTATGGATCCAAACTACGACCGCTGGCATCAGTCCCTGGATGTGGAGAAACTCCGCCGGCGAGCCAGCCTGTTTTATGACCGGGTTCTTAGCAGAACCAAAATCACCCTATGAAATCACTGGTCTGTGACTCCTGTACCAAGCCGGCCGGCGACGTGAAGCTTCGGCCTGGCTGGTCACAGGTAGCCCGGCGGGAAGGCCCAACCCCCGAGCCTGGCATCTGGCATTTCTGTTCGGATAGGTGTTTGTGGGAGTGGGTGAACCACAAAGGCTGGGAGGAGCCCCTGAGATGAAGCGGCTGGTTTGCATCTTCCTGGGCCACCGCTACACGGCATTCCTCGGCACGGAACTCATCACCCTACACTGTGCTCGGTGTGGCAACCTCACGCGAATCCCCCGGCTGCCATGACCCTCTCCGCTCTACCCATGAGGGTGGACCAGTTTGAACCTACCGAGGGCCTCACCCTCATCAGCCAGTCCATCCCGGCAGAACGGGCTCCTCTGAACCATGCCGGCTTCGCGGATTATTTCTGGTTTGATCACCAAGGCCGGTCAATACAGGTCGAGCGCAAGCAATGGCCGGAGGTTCTCGGGGGAATTGATGAGGTCGAGGATCAGCTCCGCCGGGAGTTCCCGGCCGCCGACGAACTGTATCTTTTAGTTGAGGGGGTCGCCGAGCCGTCGGCCAACGGCATCCTCACCTACAAACGAGCACCCACCAAGCCGATCTATATCCCCAACCACGAATACGGTGACCACAAGCGGCCTCAAGCCCACCTTTACCATCGAGTACAAGCATGGTTCTGGAGCCTGGACAAGGCTGGGATCACGGTCCTGCAGACTCCAAACCTCGGGGCCACAGCCACTACCCTCGTGGCCATGTACCTACAGCATCAGAAACCAGAGCACGGAGTTCTCAATAGGTACCTAAAGCCGAGAGCCTCCCTCCAGCCCCAAAATATGTGTACTAGGATCCTACTGGGGGTACCAGACCTCGGGGAAGCCCGGGCACGGAAGCTCGCCGACCACTTCGGCTCAGTCGGCAGGATCTGCAACGCCACCCCCCAGGAGATCGCGGCCTTGCCAGGGTTCGGCCGGGTCATGGGCGATAGGATCATCGAGTACCTTTGGCAGGTCTAGTCGTCGAGGCTTGACATGGTAGACATAACAATGTATACTACGGCCGAGGGCCGATGCGCCCGGACACAACCGCCATATACCAGATCGACGAGGTCAGCGCGCTCCTAGGCCTCTTGAGGAGAGCGGCCGTTAGCTACCTTCACGGCGACCTAATCGAGCAGTTCAACCTAGAGCTGGACCGGCTTTGTCCCCCAGTATGGGAGATGCAGGAGAATGGACATGCGACGATGGTATGAGCTGGGGCGGTGGGAGCGGCATCTCCTAGCCGCACTGGCGTTTGCTCTCGGGGTGTTGGTGTCAACCAACGCCGCGGCCGCCCCCGATTGGGACGATGACCAATGGCGGCTCGACGATATCATCCATCAAATGGCCCGGGTGTATGACCTCGACCCCAATGCTCTAGTCCGCACGGCGGTCTGTGAGTCCCAGATGGGGTACTTCAGGTACGGCGACCGCGGCCACAGCCATGGCCCCTGGCAGCTCAATGACCGGGCCACCGGCCTCCTCCCTCACTTCTACGAGGTGGGTTACACCGATCCCTATGACTACAACCAATCCACCGACTACGTGGCCCGGGTAGCCTCCGGGGAGTGGGCCGGCCGGGGGATCACCATGCAGCGGTGGTCCTGCTGGCGGGAAGCCCGGTGATCCTGCCTGATGGACCCCCACCGGAAGAAGTCGAGGGTTGTGAGGGGTGTTACTGGGAGACCCGGGAACTGGAAGCCTATGCAGGTCAAAGCCGCACCGTGGGAGCGGCATCTCCTAGCCGCGAGGTAAAATGGCTTTGCAAGGTCTGCGCCAACAGCTCGGCCGGGAATGCTTTCCTCTACCCAGATGTCCACGCCACGGATAGAGAGGTTCTGCAAACCCTCTGCTGGGGCATTAACTACCTAGCCAGCCTGATTAACCAACCCGGGGCAGTTGACACGGAAGCCATCTAGCAGTATAATTGGGGCAGGAGGCACCCGCCATGACACTAGCCACGGATGACCTGGCCACCCGGCCCTTCTGCCCGGACCTGCCCCGGTATTATCCCGACGACCGGACTCAGCCGTTTGCCTCCCAGGGGTACATCCAGTTCCCCTATGATATACCCCGCCGCCGGGAACACTTCTGCTCGGACTCCTTCAAACACCCGGCGAAAGCCAACGTATACATGATCGAGGAGCTGGTGAAGCTGGTCAGCCAGCCCGGGGAGAGGATCCTCGATCCCATGAGTGGCACCGGCACCCTCATGATGGCGACCCTCGGCCCGGGAGGAATCGGCTGGTCCGGCAGAGAGGTAGTGTTGGTCGAAGATGCAGCAATCTTCCATTACTATCAGCAGCAGTCCCGGGAGATGTTCCTTCGCCGTGGAGTCCCGGATTATGCAATCACCCTCCTCCACGGTCCCTGCCAGGATTATCTCCCTCTACCTGTCGATCACATTATTTTCTCACCACCCTACAGCTCGGTTCTTAAGTTTGAGGCGGTGGCGGATTCAACCCGAGCTCTCGGTGGCAGTACATACGTTGGGGCGGAGGCGGGAGATCCCACGGTATTCCAGGACTACCTCGGCACCAAGGACAACTTCGGCCGGCTGAACCAGTTCATGTATAACCAGAAGATTTCCAAAGTCTATGGTCTCATGATCGCGGGTCTTCGGGCCGGCGGCACCCTCACGGTCATCGTCCAGGATATGATGAAAGACGGTGCCCGGGCCAAGCTCTCCGAATGGGTGATGAGGACCTGTGTCCGCCAGGGGGTCGAGCTAATTCGTTGGGAAGTCAGGCATGCCCCGGGTACCGGGTACAAGAAGTCCATGCGGGCGAAGGGGTTCACGGTGGTCGAGGGGGAGGACATCATTATCATGAGGAAGCCGGGGCCGTGACCATTATCTACCGAGAAGCCAAGGAGATAATCACCCGGAGGATAGAGTGACCGAGCAGCACCAGCCGCCCCCACTCAACCTGGACGCCATCGAGGCACTCGGTGCGGCGTGGCTGACCGAGAAGCAGTTGGCCGCGCTCCTAGCCGAACTGCGCGCGCTGCGGGCCACGGTGGCGGCGCTGACCGCCGAGCGGGACGCGGCCAGGGCGGTGCTGGCGCCGCTGCTGGATCGCCCGGGTTACATCTGCCGCTTCTGCGGCGTCGAAGGATGGAGCCCGGGGAATACGCATCACAGGCCCGACTGCTCGGTGCTGCGCCGCGATGCGCTGCTGGGGCGGGCGCGGGAGGGGGCGGGGTGAGCGACACGCGCGCCGACCTCATCGCCGACCTGCGCGCGCAGCGGGCGGCGGTGGCGGCGCTGCGGGCCGAGCGGGACCGGAGACTGCGCCTCCTGCGGGCCACGCTCGCCTACGTGGATGCCACCCAGGACCGCGCACCGCTCGGTGAGCGCAAGCGGCTCTGGGACGACCTACGGACGGCCCGTGCTGCGCTGCACGACCCACCGAGCACGCCGGCCGGTCCGTTGGCCGAGGGGCACCTCTACCCAACCGACCTGACCGATGGGGAAGGTGCCCCGGCGGCGGGCCTGCCGAAAGCCCAGGCAGCGGCTGCTCAACGCTACGCCCTGACCTGGGAGATCGAGGATCAAGCTGCGGACCAGGAGGTGACGCGGTGACCGAGCAGCACCAGCCGCCCCCACTCAACCTGATAGTCATGTACCCGTGGTGGTTCATCCTCGCCGCCGGCCTGGCCATTCTCACCCTAGTAGTGGTGGTAGCAGACCTCAGGAGAAGATAATGGGAGTTATCCATGTCTCAACCATGTTCGGGGCCAAAGCCCGGGAACCTCTAGTTGATATCGTAGACGAGGAGAAGGAGTACCGGATACAGCTCAGGGTCGGGGAGGCCCGGGCCCTAGGACTCAACATCCTCCAGGCCGCTGAGGCTGCGGTCTCGGATGGCTTCCTCTTCCAATTCTTCAAAGAGAAGCTGGACACTACGGATAACCAATCCGCCCACATGATGAATGATTTCCGGAAATACAGGTCCAAGACCTCATCCTGGCCTAGGGTCGTGACAACGGAATGAGCCAGCTCACCATTATCCTCTCCCCCCAAGACCGCCGGCCTCTCACCAACCAGGACTGGGCCCAGGCACTTATGATCCTGTCCGTGGTCCTCAAAGATACCCAAGCTGTGGCAGGTAACGACCCATTCGAGGCCGGCAACGCAGCCACGGGAGTCATCCGACGGTACAACATGTCATGGTCCACGGACCGATGACCACCCGGCGGTACTTCCTCATGATCCTTTGGATCCTCATCTACACTACCTTATTGAGGGTGACGTGACCTCCGCTGACGGCCTCTACCAAGTCTACACTGATCTGGGTCAACCAATCTGTGCCGGCCTGGTAGTAGAAAACGGCCGGGTGGTCCACTGTGCACCCATAGTTCGGCGCAAATTCCTAGGCACCGACATTCACCATGTCTACAGCTGGTTAGCAGCCAGTCTCGGGGTGTGGAAGATCACAAAGGTGGGGCCGTGAGCTACCGCGTCTACTACTGCCTGGAGGGCGAGCCCGGGGTCGGCCACACCCTCGGGCCTCAAACCTATGCTGACCCCACCGATGCCCTGGCTGAAATCTACGATTTGCTGAGGGTGGATGAGGTCATCTCGGTGACCGTGTATACCGGCCGCCGACTGAGTACCCCGCCGCCGTGGACCCCCAGTGTTAAGAACCTCGGGAGGGTTAATGCCAATCACCGACCCCGCCAGCAAACTCAGGCTCCTCGCCGCTACGCATGACCTCTCCCGAGCCACCACGGCCTTCGCCGAGACCCAGATGAAGGTTCGCTGGCGCTCCCCGGCCCATGAAAAGATGATGATGCAGGTCATGCTGCACCTGGCCGAGACCCAGAAGTACCTTCACCATATTGTGAAGGATCTCCAGGCCGAGGGGTTCGGCGATATTGACAGGGATGTGTCGGTGTGCTAGAGTATAGGCATGACTAGATGGATCTGCTCCGGCTTCGAGGCCCCGGATGAGTTCACCCTGCAGGACTTTCTCAACCATCCGCCGCCGGTCATCGCCGTCGATATCGAAACCATCAGTCTGAAGGACCAGACCCTCATCGGGGTCGGCGTGGCGGTCGATGCTTCCCGGGCCTTTTACTTCCCATGTCACCCCACCCACGGCGGCGACGACTCCATCCTCTTCCAACTGTTCTTCGAGGTGTTTAGCCGGCCGGACATCACCAAAGTTCTACACAACATTGGGTATGATATTCGGGGGTTAGAGCCCCGGGGGTTTGACTACTCCAGGATTGTTGACACCCGAACCCTCTGCTGGCATCTAGGCATCCCGGCCAGCCTCAAGGAGGCGGCGGACGGGGTCCTGCAGTGGAAGATCCGAGAAATCAAGGACATCTTACCACCCCGGCGGAACATGCTGGACCTTCCCGTGGAGCTAGTAGCTTCCAAATGCCTCGACGACTGCCGGGCAACCTGGGCGTTGTGGGACCAGGGCAGACGGTATCTCCCCAACCACCAATACTTCGCCGACGAGATGGAGACCCTCAGTATCCTGATCCGCATGGGTCTCCGAGGCGTGGCGGTAGATCAAACCAAACGAGCGGCCCTTGAGGCCAAATACCGGGCTGAAGCCGACTATTACCGCGGCCTGTGTGATGCAGAGGGGTTTAATCCTGGGTCGCCGCAACAAGTCGGGTACATCTTGATGAGCCGCGGGACCATGCTCCCGATGAGCTATGGGAAGATCATCACCGACGAGGAGGCCCTTGAGTCGGTAGACGACCCCCTAGCCGCAGTGGTCCTCAACTACCGCAAAGCCGCCAAAGTCCTCGGAACCTATCTAGTCCCCTGGAGCTTAGGTCCCCGGGCGCACACGGCTTACCATATGAGCACGGGTACCGGGCGCACAGCCTCACTAGACTTCAATCTTCAGAACGTCCCGCCCGACCTCCGGCAGTGTATCATCCCGGATGACAACCCCGCCCCGGTGTTCACTGAGTGGGATTATTCCCAGCAGGAGTACCGCTGCCTGGCCTATCTGTCTGGTGACCCCCTGCTCAACCAGTGGTATGCCGAGGGCCGGGATGTCCATCAGATGACAGCCGATGTAATGGGTGGAATACCCCGGCGGGTGGCCAAAAACACCGGCTATGCGATGACCTATGGAGGAGACGATGCCACGGTCGCAGCCACCGCGAAGGTCAAAGACCCGCGGGTCGCAGCCAGCCTCAGAAGGACCTGGCTGGACCTATTCCCTGTCGCTGGCCGGTGGATCGAGGCGTTCGCGCGTCAAGGTCTTGATGACGGGTACGTTACCACCCTCCGAGGCCGCCGACTTTATCTCCCGGATGTTGCCGAGGTTGGCGCTGACGAGGTCAAGCGAAAAGCCGTCAACTATATGATTCAGGGTAGTTGTGCGGAGATCACCAAAGCTTCCATCCGGGCACAGGCTCACCTGGACCTAGCCATCACCGTCCACGACAGCAACCTGCTGAACGATTACATCATGGAGGAGGAGCTCCGTGGCCTCGGCCTGGAAGACCTTGGTCCCTTTAAGGTACCCATCGAGGTCAAGCATTCCCGGCGATGGGGTCCCGAGGTCTAAGTCACAACAGAGTTTATTTTATGGAGGCGGCGGTATGATGGGCCTGATCGACATCCCCCGGCTGGACCCCGCCAAAGTCTACACCTTGCGGTGGGTCCCCACCAGCCGAGACTCTTATCGGGAACTATTCGAGGAGTGCGCCGGGCTGTCCCCGGGGGACGCCGAGGTCGTGCACCTCACCGCCCAGTTCGGTACAGCCGTGGACCTATTTCTCCGCTGTGGCAATTGTGGGCCGGCGGCTAACCCCCTGAGACTGGTCCCGGGGGTCAGCCTGGCCTGCTCCAAGTGCTACACGGTGTACCGGCTAGAGGTTTAACCCCCAGGGTCTAGCGGGTCAGCTGGGTTGCCAGGGCATACCCGGTGTCCGGCTGCAGCAGGGTCCCGGTCTGCAGTACCGCCTGATATTCCGCCCGGCGGAAGTCGGCCGAGGACTGTAGCTCCTTAGCCAGGGCCACGGCCCGGTCTACCGAATTGTGGTACCCCTGGGCCTCACCCAGCAGCGAGTTAATCTCCCCGTTGAGCTGCCCCAGAGTCTGGTTATACTGCCCGATTTCCTCGATCCTCTCATGTCCTTCATTGACAGAGAGTTGGCCGATCTGGACCCGGACCTGTGCTTCCTCAATGTGGCACCGACATAAAGCCAGGAACCCTTGGGCGGCTAGGGCTAGGTGCTTGGCCTCCTCGATCCAAGCTAACGCCGCGTTGATATGAGCCTGGACTATGGCGATCCTCTGTGACGCGGTCTGGACATAGGTCCCGGCGGCCTGGATCCTAGCCAGGGCTACCTCGACAGACCCCCGGGAGGCAGCAATCCGGGCACTGGCCCGGGCCACCAACCCCTGGCCCTCGGCCACCAGGGCCTCACCATCTCTCACCAACGTGGCGGCCCCGTTCACCCGCTGCTCTGCCACCGCCACCTGGGACCTAGCCACATCCGCATGAGCCCGGGCTACCTCAGCTAGGTTCCGCCCGATCTCACTCCGGGCCGTGGACTCAGCCACCCAGGTCCGGGCAATCTCCACCCTCACGGCACCCACCGCCCGGTAGGTATCCCCGGCCTGAACCTTTACCCCGGCTAGGGCCGCCAGGCTCCGTTGCATCTCTACCCTGGCAGACGCCTCGGCCACAAAGGTCCGGGCCATTTCCACCCGGCTGTTTGCTACCGATACATGCTCGGCGACCAGTTGAGTCCGAACCTTAGCCTCCTCAACATGAGCGATAGCCAGTTGGGACCGGGCCTGACCTTCCGCCACATCCAACTCCCCAGTACGGATCCTAGCCAGGGCAATCTGCACGGAAGCCCCGGCCTGGGCTACCTTCCCCTGGAGGAGTCCCACCGCCTGCTGGGCCGCCGCAACCCGGGAGTTCGCGGCCTCGACCAGGACCCGGCCCACGGTCGCCTGACCACCCAGGCTCTCCAACTTCACGCTGGCGTTCTTGGTCCTCTCGGCGGCCTCGGCGATCCAGGACTGTGTCACCCCCAGGTCAATCCGGGCATTCTCCAGCATATCCCGTTCGTGCTCGATAAAGGAGCGGACCTGCTGTGTGGAGAGCTCCGAGTACCTGCCGAAGTTCTCGGGGACATCCTTGCCGGTGTTAACCGTGTTGATGAAGTCGTCGCCGTCGGTTAGATAGCTCGCCACGAGTTCCGTGTAGCCGAAACCTAGGTTAGTCCAGTCCGTGAGGGCATTGACCAAGGTTGTAGCCAGATGGGCGTTGCCGTTGGTAATCTTGTTCAGCGCGGTGGCTGATAACCCCAGGTATGCATCCACGGCGGCGAGGATCGTCGTAACCCCGGAGTTAGCTACCACTGTCGCTGAGGTAGCGTCGGCCTGAGATTGGGTGAGATACCCCTGCCCGGTGACCGTGTACTGATCCCCGGCATCGTTCTTCACCCCGGCGGCACCGGCCGCAGTGTCCGCGGCGGTAGCTTCCGCAGCCACCTTATCCAACGCAGTGTCAGCGTCTGCGAGCCCGGTGCTGGTGAGTCCCAAAGCATTACCCGCGGCCGTGAACTCCGCGGCGGAGTCAGCCAGGGCCTTACCCGCCCCGGTGGTATCACTCAGCTGGACGGTGACTTTATCTAGCGCGGCCGTGATCGGCCCGGTTACCTTAGCGGTGTCCACGTCGACCACTGCCGCACCAATGGCCCCGACCGCCGAGGCGAGTTCAGCGGTGGTCAGGGCCGCCGCCACGTTTGGTAGGTTGTCGTCCGCGGTCTGGGCAATGGTCTGGGCGGTGGTGATGCTGGCCAAGGCCCCGCTAACCGCCGAGTTTGCCGACGCCAGGTCCGACGCCACCACCCCGCTGATCTGCCCGGAGACCGTGGCCAGGACCGTGGCCGCTTGGTCAAACGCCGCCTTAGCATCGGCGATGTCCGCACTGGCGGTAGCAATGTTGGACTCGGCCGTGGCGAGGTCACTCATCGTGGTGGCTCCCTGCCAGTTCTCGACCTTGTTTAGTTCCTCGGCGGCCTCTACTAACCCACTGTCTACCTGTAGTAGTTCCAGTTCGGCATGGTTCAGCACGGACCCAGGACCCCGGTCCGTGGCCGCCGCCAGAATAGACAGCAAAGTCACGAGGGAGGAGTCCAGGTCCACCAACGCGGCATCAGCCTTGGTTACCTGGTCTACGACCCTATCCAAGGCGCCCTTGGCAATGAGATGGGTCGCGGTAATAGCTACCCGGATGACCCCCTGCTCGGTATGCAGGGTCACCGCCGCGAGGATTCGGCTCCGGGCGGTCTCGAGGTCCGCGGCCGACCGCAAGTATTGTTTGGACGCCAGGCTCATCAAACAGTACATCCCGGCACCCTTGATGACCAGCTCGTTGAGGTTACCAGGATAAGAGCCGATGGTCAGGCCAGTTGGCGGATCCTGCGGCCCATCGTAATACACCCAGATATGCTGGCCCTCAACCACCCGGGCTTGGGTGTCAATGCCGGCACCCAACTCTAGCATGGTATTCTCCACCCTAAAGTCCAGGGTGGTTTCAGGCACGGCCCCGGCCTGGTAGCCGACTCTTCGGACCCGGTACATCGACCCATTCAGCGGGCCAAGGTCGAAGGCGGTCCCCAGCAGCAAGTAATCTATCAGTAGACTCTGGCCGACAGTGATAGCGGCCCCGGGGATGCTAGCCACCCGGCCGTTGGCGTAGTCCATGCGGTAGTCTACATCCCGGGTGTAAGTCACAGTACCGGCGGCATTGGTTAGTACCTCCGAGGCTGGCCTGACCCGCTTGTTCCTCAGAGTCACCCAGGTCCCGGCCACGGTGGCATTGACTACTGGTTCGTTGGTTACCGTCAGGCTAACAGTGATGTCCAGGATCGAGGACTTCGGCAGCCTGAGGCTTAGATCCGAGACAGCTCGTTGGACCGCCCGCTCCAGCTCATTGTCCGTCAGGTCAGTTGACGTGGCCCCCAGGTCCGTCCTGATGGCGTTCCGCATCTCCTGTATTCGCATACAGCGTCTCCTCTAACTGCTCTACCCTCTTGGACAGCTGGGCTACGGCCCCGACTAGGAGGCCATTGGTCAGGCTTAGGTCATTCCAGCCGTCATCGGCGACTACCTGGACCGGGGCCTTGACCTCGGACCCAGTCCTTAACGACTCATGGAGTTGTTGGACCAGAGCCACGTCATCTTCATCGTGGAACTGGGATAATGTAGTCCGCCATCTAACATCCCCGGCATAGAGTCTCTCCCAGTATCTTACGTCATTGCCTAGGTAAGCACCGTTGGATACTCTAGGAAATAGACCAATATTCGGGCCATTGCCGGCGCCGGGGGGACCAACAACCACCACGTTCTCGAAGAACCCAGTCTGACTGTGGACTTCGCCGAACCGGATTTCAAAAGTCCCCAGCAATGCGACATTAGGGGACTCAGGCACCATCGCTCCATTAACCCCGATTATCGTGATCCTATTAGAGGATATATTCTGCCCCCGGATGTTAAGCCAGAAGCGGTTAGCCTGACCAATATCTCCACTATTCGGGCCATTAATAGGCACCAGTTGGTGCATAAACGCGGTACCAGTATCTGGGATCTGCAGGGTCCCGTGAGCGTATAGGTTTATGCTGCGGACATTATTCCATCTATGGTTAAGATCCCCCAGGGACGCCACCCCGTCGTCAAACGGCGCGTATAGGGTGAAGATGGTCTGCTGGGCCTGGTTCCTAGTGACAAACCACAACGTGGCCACGCCGCCGCCGACCCCATATGGGCCAAAGAATCTGTCCGTGGCGGTGAATAGCCCCTGGACCGAGTAGAACCCACCCGGGGCATTAGTACCTAGGGGGATATTATTGGTATGGGGAGTGCGGTTGAGGACATTAGACCCGCTGACGACCGCCGTATTGAGATAGGATATTATGACTTGGTTACCAATCCCAATACTAGCATCATAGAACTGCATCTGGTTGGCAACTGTAATACCATTACGGTCAAGGATAGTATTACCAGCCTGAGCGTAGGCTTTGCCATCCACTGAGCTGATGGCAAACTGCTCCAGGCCATTAAACATACCCTGGATACCGGCGGGGGTGAACCGAACATTAGGTATGTTCCCAAGAGCCGGGTCCCGGGCATAGATGTTTAACCCATACTTGGGCTCCTTGTCAATTAGGAAATCAAAGGCTTCATTGATGGCGGTAATCTGGACATCCGTTACTGTTCGGTGACTGGTATCCTGGATCGCAGCTAACAGGAGCAGATGGCCGGCGGAGGTTACATCCCCGAAGGCTATCCGGCGGTAGTTAACCGGCCCGTCGGGAATCTGATCTAGGGTCAGGCTAACCGCCGAGGGGTACCCCCCGGCCTCCCCGGGTGATGTTGGGTTGGGGTATGAAGGGTCGAACGGCAAGTCCACCCCGGCGCCGACGTAGAGGTTGCCGAACCCCACCTCTATCTGGTACACCCCGGCTTTACTGTCCCAGGTTCGATTAACAGACCCTACCCAGCCAAAGTACGTGGCGTTTAGCCGGGGGTCTACTACCCCGACATAATCCCACAGCTCCTGGCCACAGTTCATCCGGGCTTTGATGGTCCCGGTGGAGGCCTCCAGCTGTGATCGGCGGAGCAAGGAATCAGCTACCACCGCGGCCTCAGCGTTGGACTGCACCTCGATGTCGATGAACTTGGTCACCGGCAGACCATATTGTGCAGTGGCAACATTGTCCTCGGCCGCGGCGAGGATTGACTCGGTCGAGGTCAGCCCGGCCTTGGAGTTAAACACCACTATACGGGTGGGTAGGACTAGTTTGTTATCCCGCAGATCAGTAAAGGTTCTATCCGCCGAGTAGGTATTAGTGGTCGCGGGGTCTGTAGCCACGGTCCCAAGATGCAGGAATCCATCCGCCCGGACCCGAGAGTACACCTTGGTCCGGCCAAGCATGTCTTTGGTTATCCCCAGGACATTAGCCCCGGTCTCGGTCGTGTACACGGGGGTCTGGGTCGTGATGATACCATCAGTAGAGTCCAACACTACAGTGGTGTGGGCGGCCAGCAAACTCTGGAGAAACTGTAGGATCGTGAGGGTGCCGTTGTTCCCTGGGCCGGGACCCCCGCCCCAGGGGGTGATAGCCAACACGGTGATAAAGTTGGTGGGGTTTAGGTCACTCTGGACCTGCTCATTGCCAACGAACCCGGGGCCGGCGACCCTGTGCACCGAGATAAAAGCAGTATTGGGGATCCCGGGCTGTGGTGCTCCGACGTAGAGGATCCGGGCCTTAGTCTTACTGACAAACCCGGTTACTGTCATCCCGGGGGTTAGTATCCCCGTGATAGGTCCCCGGACATCCATACCACCACTAGCGACATTCGCCAGGCTCAGCCGCTCCCACAACCCACGGCACTGGATTCGTCGGACAAGTACCCCCTCGCGGGACTCGTCCTGATAATCCAATATCCACATCGGAGCAGAGTCAGACCACTCCACAGTACCCGCGGCCGTGAAGAACCCCCAGCCTATTACCACCCTCAGGCCCCTGGCATCGAACCCCGACAGCACCCTGTCTTGGTTTAGGACTACAATCTCCGCGCTAGTGGCAAACGGCTCCTCCTTATGGGTGACACTGAGGACCCGGGGGGAGTAGTCCGCGCCGCCGATAACCACATGGACATGAGGCCGGGCGGAAGGTTGGTCCTGAGCCAGCAGGAGATTACTGGTGAGGGGCCTCATGGTTAGCTGTGTACCTCAAAGGAGTCCCTTTGCCGGGTTACCCTTGTGCCGCTGACCGCATGATACAGGACCTCATAGATACCCAGGGGCGCCGTCAGGGGTAGCAAATAGTCCATCCGCCATTCACCGACGAGGACATTGACCATCGACTGGGCGGTGACCACGGCCAGGCCGTTTGGGTCGGTGATGGTGACTACGATTGACGTGGGGTCCCGGGGCTGCCCGGACCTTGCGTCCTTGACCGTCTGCTCGATAACGACGGTTTCGCCGGCCTCGAACCTCGCCATCTAGCGACTCCTTAGGATAGAGTTCAGGCTCAGGTCCTGCCTGATGGTGCTACTGAGGGTCAGGTCTTGCCGGATGGTAGAGTCCATGCTTAGGTCTTGTCGGATGTGAGACTCAAGAAGGATGATGAACCCGGCCAGGCCGAGCCCACCCGCCGGGGACAAAGTCCCCCGGAGGATAATCCGGGCTCTCTTGATGAGGGTGCCGACTGGACCTAGAGTCCCAAACAGCTGAACCCCCGGGCCACGGGTGGTCCCGGCCATCGGCCTGAGGAGGGCGAAGATTTGCCGGCGGAGGCGTTTAGATCCGGCGGCCGTCAATACCAAGGCTCCGGCGAACCGCTTGAAGTACCGCCGAATGATGACCCCGGATAGTACCAGGGCCCCGGTGAGAGCCTTGCGGGTTCGCCGGCTAACGATCCCGATCAACACCAGGCTGCCGCCGACCAGCTTTTGGAATAGCCGGCCCCGGGTGGTTGATCCTAGGGGGGTGAGGGTCCCGGCGATGGTCCGGCGAATCCGCCGGGCTGTGGTGTTAGTGAGAACCAAAGCCCCGGTAAGAAGCTTCCTAGGCCTACGGACAAATATGGCGGTCAGGCCCAGAGACCCGGCAAAGGTCCGGGGCCGAATTCTTGCTCGGATTGTGGCGGCGGTGAGGCCCAGGACCCCGGCTCTGGTAGTGTGGATTCGCCGGGGCACCAGCCCAGACAACAGTAAGGCCCCGGCCGGGAACAGGCGGTTCCGCCGGGGCAGGGTGCTGGTGAGGATTAAGTTGGCCAGGAAAGCCCGGAGATGGATGTTGCGGTTAGCAATCCTCCCGGCCGGGGTGATGACGCCGGTTAGTATCCGGGTGCGGGTCTTCAGGGACCTGAGGATCCCGGAGAACCCAAGCTGAGCGTTTACCAGCTTGCGGGTCCTCAGCAGTAGGTTGTTGTTCCCCAGCAGGGCGGTAAACACCAGGGGGAATGGCGCGCCCAGGTTAAACCTCAACTGCCCGGAGGCTGTCACTCGGTTGATGGGCTCGGCGAAGGGGAAAGGAAAGTTGTAAGGAAAAGGCATTACCTATCCCCCGGCCCGGCGGTTTAGGTGCCTCCAAGCCTGATATTTCTGGGCCTTGGACTCAGGCTTAACCTTGGTAGGCACCTTGAGGGGCTTGGGCGCCTTGACCTGCTTCATCCCGCGACCGAGTGCAACCCCCGGATTTCTTCGACCTCAACCTGCTTCGCGGCCTCCAGATCATGCCGCAGCTTCTGGTATTTGGGGCCGAGGATTCGATCCGCCGGGGCTCCCTTGAGGTCCAGGAATGTGTCCTTGGCGTAGAGGAATAGCCGGGACTCCATAAGATACTCGGTCTCTTCCTGACCCATGGACTCGTCCAGCTCTTGGACCCGGGCGTTGATGCGGGTCATCAGCATTTGGTATTCGGGCTCATCTGCCCGGCCGGCAAACCGCCGATTCACCCTCTTGGCCTCACCAATCAGCTCTTCGAGGTTGCCGTCGTAGATGAGGTTCGCCCGGGCCAGGAATCCATCCACCTCCATGGCCTTGGCAGATTCGTGGAGGTCCCGGTCCTTACTCGGGGCCGTGACTACCAGGCTGAGGATCCGGGCACACTCGCGGGTGGTTATGAGCTTCCAGAGTTTGGCCACGGCCATGGTTATTCTCCTATGGTTGTGAGCTAGGACCCGGTGTAACCCGTCCCCCAGATCCGCCGGGCGAAGGCGGTGAAATCCTTAGCCGGGGAAACCTCCGCCTGGCCCAGGAACACGGTTCTTAACTGGTCCAGATCAGCCATGGCGGACTTGAGGTTATCAATGTCCGGCTGGGTATACCCCAGGAGGATGAGGTCGGCGTTCTGGGCAGTGTCGAGGAACTTCTTGGCGTTACCGATATTGAGGAACGCCACGTTCAGGGCCTGGGCGGCTCCGCCGCAGGTTACATCAACCGTCTGCTTGGTGAGGGCTGCGTTGAGTCCCGCGGACATGCTGTTCTCCTTCTAGCCGACCCGGACCATGCCGAACTCAGGGGAGGTGTTACCAATGGCGGTGACGGCCAATGCAAGGCCGGCATCTTGGTACGCCTCAATCTCCACGTAGTCGTTAACCGCCAGATCATAGACTGTTGAAATCGTGATGTCTATTGGAGCAATGCCGGATGCTGTACGACGATCAATTGCTATATAGATGGAGCCGTTGAGCTTGATACCGAGATACCTGACCCCGGTCGCATTGGCTTGGAATTCCGCGGTAGCAAAGATGTAATATTTGCCGGCGGTACGGCAGGTTAGCCGGGAATTATTAGTGACGGTGTCATGAATAGTATCGGTGTCAAATCTCTCGTTGTTAAATGCAAGGATAAACGGTGTGGCTGTGGTTAGGGATTGGCCACCATTATGGTATACCCGGGCCTCGGGCACCGTGTAGGTATTCATCTGCCCGACAACTCGGACCTTGCCGACCCCGGGGTCGGTAGAATCCCCGATGGAGACACCGCCAGATAAATGCAACCTTATGGTACCACCGCCGGTCACCGAGATATCAATCGGTAGGACGGTGCCGCCGCCAACCGCCGCGGAGTTGATCTGCATGGCGACCCCGGCCTGGGCAATGACGCGGATGCGGGAGGAGATTGTTGGGTCGGCGGTCGTGTAGAGATCCAACTCACTGATGCCTGACGTGCCGTTTGGTAGGACAGTCAGGGCTGTCGCCGCGTTGGCGACTGAGGTTTGGAAGGCAAACCTATTGAGGAGTGTAGCTGTGGAGAAGTCAGCGATGATTCTCTGGGTCAGGTTCGAGAAGATGATGTTGCCGTTTTGGAGGTTGAGGTTGATACCCGTGAGGAAGAGGGTGTTGCTGTCTAGCAGCATCTTCTGCGCCGGGGTCCATGGTTGGTTGGGGCCGGGGAGTGAGGCGGCCGGGTACCACCCGAAGGTCCCGTTACCCAGCAGGGCCATGAGACCCATGCCGGAGGTGATGACGTTCCGCCAGGTAGTCCCGTCGTAATAGGCGTTCTGGGCTATGTAGGTGGCGCCGGAGTTGTCAACCGCAATAGCCCCTCGGCTGTTGTTGAGGTCAACAACTGTCCACACGGCCGGCCACTCGGTTCGGGGGTTCACCTTCACGCCGATGTTACCGATGGAGGTTAGTCCCCCGGTGATAGAGGCACCGCCGGCCTGGATGCTGAGGCCGCCGGATTGGATCGTCGCCCCGCCAGCCTGGATAATCAGGCCGCCGCCTTGGACCGTCAATGTGGAGCCGGTGTTAACCGCCGAGTCCAACTGCACGGTGCCAGAGTCAACCCAAAGGGCGTAGTTGTTGGTGGCGCCGGTTGGCGCCGCGGGGATGTACACCGAGGCCGCGGAGGTGGTCGAGGCCCCGGCATCGACAATGGTCGGGGGCGAGACCCTGAGGGTCCCCACGATCGCGTGGATACCGCTGCCAGCCTCGGTGATCGTCCCGCCATAGGATACCAAGAAGCTATCCGAGCCAATGGTTGGGGCTGTGGCCAGGGTGTTGGCGGTGATAGTGCCGGAGAAGGTAGGGTTAGTGACTGTCACCCCGCTGATGCTGGTGGTCCAGATAGGGTCCGTGCCGTTGGACCCCAGAACCGTGCCGGCGGCCCCAACCCCCAGGCCGGCGATGTTGGTACCATTATGATACAGGAGATCGCCGCGAACCCCGCCAACCAGCGTGTGGGAGTTGATGCTCTCCCACTCAGACTGGGACAGATCAATCCCCACGCTGGCGTGGGCTAGTTCCTTAGCCACGGCGGACTCCTATCCCTGGATTGCGAACCCGAAGGTCTTCCAGCCCAGGAGGGCCAGGAGCACCCAGACCAAGAGGCTGCCGCCGAGTTGGAGCCTGGTGGCCGGGGTATAGGACCACCAGGCCAGCAGCAACCAGACAAACATGATCAACCAGAAGATCAGTCCTATTGGCATGGTTAGCCTCCGGCGGCCACGGTCAGGTTGTAGGTGAACTCGATGCGGTCACCGGCCACCACGTTGACGGCCGCGAACACGGTACGGTCGACCAGGATCCCGGCACTGCTGGCGTTGAAGAGGCCGTGCTCGGTGACCGCAAAGGACCCGGCGTAGGTGTGGGTGGCAATGGTCTGGTAGACATTCGGGGCGCCGCCTTCGCCTTGGGTCCCGGCATCCCGGGCCTCGGCGATCGGGGACTGCAGCCCAGTGTCGGCGATGACCTCGGCATTGGTGCCGGTGCCTGAGGCATGGAAGTTGAAGCTGTTGATGAAGGTGGCGACTTGGAAAGCATCCACCAGGGCGTTGACGAACACGGTGGTGATGACTCGGTTCAGCACTACTCTTCGGGTGAGGAGCTTATCCCGGCGGTAGTGCTTGACCACGAGTTCGGTCTTGAACACCATGGCGTGTTCGGGGGTCGGGGCAGTCCGCCAGAACCACTCACGCAGTCGGTTGAGCACTCTGAGCCTCCTTTGCCTGGATGTCCTCCTCGGCTTGGAGCTGGAGGATCAGCTGCTGGAACTGCTGGGCCATGGGGTTGGGCTTGGTGGATACCGCCGGGGGTTTGAGTCTCCGGCCGGTAGCAGTGGCCGCCTGGGAGGTTGCAACAGCCTCGGGGTTTTCAACACCCCGGGATTCGAGGATCCGGGCAGTCTGCTGGATGGCGGCCTCAACCATAGGTAGAGGAGTAGCCGGGGTAAGCGCATCGACCGGGGTCCTCACTAGTAGCCGCCACGGCTGGCGGGCGGGGCCGGGGTTCGGGGAGCTGACCGCGGGGCAGACCCCTTACGGCTCTTGGGCTTGCTCTTCGGCTTGGCCTTCACCTTGGCCACGGGCGGCCTCCTGAGGATGAAGATCCTCGAACGAACTGGTAATCAGTTGCCGGCGGGCCTGGCGGCGGAGAGCTAGGAACTGACCCATGCCGATGAACCCCTGAGGGGCGACTACCTGTCGCAACGCCTCACTCCTCTCAGAGGGGTCCACCGGCTGGACTGATTTTCCTGCCATGGTATACTCCTTAGCCGGGGACCCCCGGCGGGTGAAGGCAGAGGAGCCTGGACGAGACTCCCCTCACCTGGCCCACCGAGGGCCCGGGCGGGTTCCACAGGCTGCCCCAGGCCCTAGGAGCCGCCGCTTGGGTTCTACTCTAGAGAGTAGATGACAGTGGACATGGCGCCGGCGGCTCCCACCCGGGCTACCTTGCCGACGATGTCGTTGGTGAAGGCGGCCACGGCCGCGACTGCTCCCGTGGCTCCCAAAGCGGCCACCAGGTCACCGATGACTACGGTACCGCTGGTCAGGGCCGGGCCTTCACCCTTGACCAACCCCCAGAAGTAGTCGCCGGCGGGGATGGCAACCATCGAGGCTGCTACCACCCGGGCGGTTGGCGTGGCGACGTGGGCGATAAGGTTGCGGTAAGGGTTGGCATTCAAGGCCACGGTATGGGTACCCACGGCCAGGGGCCGGCGGATTCGGTCATAGAGGGTGGCTACAAAGGTAGCGCCGGTCGCTGCCACGGCGGTGTCCTTGATTCGGTAGACATCGCCGAGGCCCAGGGCGCCGGTGATGACAACCAGCAGGCCGCCGCGGTAGTCGCCGACGGCGATCGGGGTGGTACCGCCGTTGACTAGGGTCAGGATGGTGTCGCCGACTGCTGCGGGGAGGGACAAGGCCAGGCCGGAGTGGTCGGCCGCAGGCACAGGCATTTGGAGGACGGTCCCGGGCAGGAGGGCTCCCGCGGCCCCGTTCTTGCAGTACCGCCAGCGTTGGCCGAGGGCGAGGTCCTCGACCATGCTGCCGAGGGGGTACTTCTGGTTGAGGGACTCGGCCCAGAGGTCGGGGTCGGCGATCTCCCCGTTGACGAGCAGGTCATCCTTCGCCCGGCAGAAGTACCGGCCGTCGGAGTCGATGACATCGTGGGTGTAACGAACCGCCGCGGGGAATGCAGTGAGAACCATGCTGTACTCCTGTCAGCTCAGGGTCACGGGAGCGTCGGTGATGTCCATGATGGCGCCGATGGCCTTGGTGGATCCATTGGCCAGGGCGGTGTAGGCGACCAGGCGGATGCCGCCGGCGTCAAAGTCCTCGAGTACCTCAAACTCTATCACGTCGAAGAAGTTGGGTCCGCCGGTACCGTCTCCGATGAGGAGGTTCAGGCCGCCGTCCTCGATCTGACCAAGCCGGCAGGCAAAGATGCTGTATTGGATGACACCGGTGGTGTACTTTGCCCGGGCGGTACGGGGGATGGCCAGGGCCCCGGTGTTCGCCTGCTCAGCCACAAAGTAATCGGAGTAGTAGATCGGGACGCCACCATACGCTGGCACCCGCATCCCGAAGTCGCTCGGCATCCAGCCGATGCCGGAGGACCCGACGAAGAAGTTGGCCGCACCGGAGTTCACACCAAACATCGCGGCGTCGGAGATGCGGTTGTGGATTGCTCTCGACGTATAGTACATGTCGGGCTTGGGCTTGACCCGCTCCTCGAGAGCCCGGAGCGAGAACGGCCCGGTCATCCTCAGGGGGACCTCGCCGCCGTCGATGACCATAGTGGTGTCGACCAACGCGTGGAGCCCATCGAAGGACTTGGCGTTGACTCGGACATCGCCGTAGACCAGGCCATCTTCGATGGTCCTCATGCAGCCCTTGGCGAGTTGGGAGGTCATGACCGCTCGGTATTCGTTGGGGTTCCTGTAGGTGAGCTGTCGCATTCGGTCGAGGGCGTCCTGCCTGACCACCCTCTTGAGGGCGGCCTCGACCTGAGGCCCGTATTCCACGTCTGACCGCCAGGCAATCTGCTCCAATTCGCCGATGAAGTCGGCCCCGGGAAGGGTCTTTTCGCGGTTCCACTTCAGCGAGATGGAGTTGATCTGCGTGACTGGAAGTTTCTGGAGAAGCTGTCCCTCTTCGTACACTTCCTGGACGATGCCGGCCAGGAGAGTGCTTTGGGTCAGCTTGTTGGCTTCGTCAATGGACGCCCAATGGGCGATGATTGCCAAGGTACCCGCTCCTACTCATTGTTACCGCCTCGAACTCGGCGACCCTCGCCGGCTTCATACCCGGCTAGGATCTTGGCGCGACCAGTTAGCGGGGCTCCGGTCCCGGCGCCATTCCCGCCCGCCGAGAACCGTCTCGTGGGGGATTGACCCACCGGGGCCTTGGCCAAAGCTTCGGTTAGAAGCTCCAGCTGCTCCAGCTTGTAGTCCTTCACGTCCTCAGCCTTGTACCCATATTTGGAGACAAGGTCTGTCCTGAGGCTCGTGGCCAACCGATCGTTCAATCGGTTACGGCTTTCTTCGGCCGCCGCGGCCTGGGAGCGAAGCTGCTCGACCTCTTGCACGGTCTCCTTGGCTTTGTCTAGTTCGGCCTGGATGGTTTCGAGCTGGACTTTTGTGGCGGTGCCCTCCCTCTGCGCGGTGTCTAGCTGGCCCTTGAGGGTTTGGACCTCACGATCCACTCTCTCCTTCTGGGCCTTGACTGCCATGAGGTCGGTCTCGGGGACCATCTTTGGCCCCGGGGTGGGTGGCGGCTCGGCGGCCGGGGGTTCAGGCGGGGTGCCGCCGGCCGGCGGGTTGCTCTCCCACATCGGCTGTGGTCTGGTTCTAAATAGCTGTACCATTGGGGCTTCTACCTCCTTGTATTGTACTCTATGGGATCGAGGCTGTCAACATCTGCTGAGAGCTATTGGGGCGCCATTGGATGGGCTCCGCCCCGGGGCGGTGCTCGGCGATGAGCTGGTTGTAGACCTTCACGGCCTCGGGGGAGAGTACCTTATCGGTCTTACCCCAGAAGAGGAGAGCGGCGTCAAGGTTTGGGTCAGCCATGCGGAGATTGTTTCTGAAGGTGGTCATGGTCCGGTTAAAGTGCGCTAGGACTGGCTGGCCCCGGGCATCCACGGCACTTTGGAGCCGCTGCTTCTCGGCGGTGTCGGCGGTGCGGAACTGATTAATCACGGCTTGTTGGTCAGCTGGGAGCTGCTGGATCACGACGTTGCGGATGTTGCGGTACGCGGCGAGGTAAGCCTTGGAGTGCTGCCATTGGAGGCGTTGGGTATCAGTCCACTCGGCCTGGATTCTGGCGAGGAACCGCTGCTGAACCCCCGGCTCCATGGCATTGACTAAGGTGTCGAGTTTCTGGAAATATTGGTCATAGTCAGGGCGGAGGATTCCATCTTCATCCTGCCGCTGCTCGGGCCGGATTTGGTAGTACTCCCAGAGGAGTTCCTGGCCCGGGCTAAAGGTGGGGACTAGGATACCGTGCTCACGGTAGAAGTCCTCACGCTCTTTGCGGGATTTGGGCACCCCGGCATACTGCATGGTCTGGCCAATGGCATCCTGGGCAGCCTGGGCCCGGGTGTAGGTATCGGCGAGTTGATTGCGGTATTCGTCGGGGGTTAGTTTCCCGGCCTTGAATTCCTGATCCAGCTGCTGGGTGGATTTGGCCAGGAGTACATCCCGCCCGGCTTCATCCTTGCCACGGAAGCCTTGGGTTCTCAGGGCCTCCTGTACGGATTCAACATCCCGGTAGTAAGACTGAATGATGGTCTGCTGCCGGCCCAGACTGCTTGGGACCAGGGGGGTGGTTTGGGGCCGGAGAAACCCTCTCATCTTGTCGAAATACTCAGCCCTCACCCACTGCTGGAGGGGGTCTGCCGGGTAGATATCGGAGAACCTTTTGCCGGTGACCGGCTGGGCCTTGTCGATGGCTTCCATCTCGGTCAATGGTACCCCACTTAGGGCCGAGTCGGCTTCCTTGAGGGCCTGGTGTAAGGCTACCTTCTGAGCACCTCGGAGCCTAAACATCCCTACTTGGGAGTCGAGAGTCCCGGCCACAAACCACACTCTCTGCTCGGCGGCATTCCAGGCGGACTGTTCAGCCGGGGTGAGGGGAACCCGGGCCTGGAGCTTGGCGTAGATTCTATTGCCTAGGTCGCCGTCGCCGGTCTGCTCTCCTACTTCTTGGATTACCCGGAATTCTCTGAACCGGTCGGGGAACAGCTGGTCATTGATGGTGCGGCGGGTGGCGTCGGGGATCGGCGCGGTGTTGATGACCCCGAGGAAGGTATTGGCCCATGGTGGCATGATTTCGCCGGATTGGAGGTTAGTCCCGCCAAAGTATGCCAGGGGAGCAGTGACGTGGATGCCGGGGTAGAACCCAGCCCGGCTCATGCGGTCAACGACCCCGGTGACGGCCTCGGGGAACTGGTCGTAATACTCGGGGGTATCACGCATCATCAGGCGACGGAAGCCTCCCATGGCTACACCGCCACGGAGGGGATTGATCTGGAAGTTAGTGCCCGGGACCGTGATGTACCCCTCGTCGGTGTTCTCCATGTACTTGCCCCAGGTGAGGAGGGTCGAGGGTCGGCGGGCGGCGGTGCGGAGGAGCCAGGGGAACCGCTCTTTCTCGTAAATCCAGAAGGGGTAGAAACCTTTCATGACCGCGTCGAACATGTTCTGGTTACTATAGTCTGGGAAATCCCGGGCATACTCCACATTAGCCTGGTCCATGGCACCCCGGCGGGACTGTTGCCAGGCGGCCTGGTCCCAGGTCTTACCCCGTTGCTGGAAGGCGGCGGTGGTTGCTGCATCCCGAGCTTCTACCGCCCGGGCTCGTTGAGCTTGGAGGTCTAGGATGGTATCGTTGGGGAGGTTGCCGCCGAGAACCTGGCTCTCTAGGGAGGTGATATTGCGCTGGTGTTCGGCGGCGGCTTGGGTGTGGCGGACGGCCGCGCCGGCGGGGTCTCTAAGGTCCTCGAGGTTCCGGGCGGCTTGCTCGATGAAATCGTTGAGGTGGTTGTGGGCGTTGGCGGGGAGCCCGGCGGTGGTCATTTCGCCAACCAAGTCGCCGGCCAGGCCACGGAACATCGCGGCGGAGGGGAGGTCAACGTTGCCGACCTTGACCTCGGACTTGTCGAAGTTGGTGAGGGAGTTGCGGGTCTTACCGATGGATTCGGGGAAGACCACTCTCACGGTGTGGGCGCCAAGGTCGGAGTTAACCCCACCGATATGCTTGATACCCTCGAACCCCTGCTGGGCTAGCCAGTCGTTGACTGAGGTTGGGGATGGTGGGATATTATCTATCTGTGAGTGGAGATCCCTAAGCTGGGCCTGCCAGAAGGACGGGTCCACCCTCATCTGTTCCATGGTTAATTTCTCTAGTGGGTCAAGGGTGGATATGTCAATAGCTGGGTTTGCGGCGATTTCTAGGCGAGTTTCAAGGTCATGGGCGGAGATTAATAGGTTATGTTTGTAGGTGTTAGGCCGTTCATGGATCATTCTCTCCATGTGACGGTAGAATGCCTCGGCCTCGTTGACCTCACCATTGGGTAATACCAGACCATGGGATTCTCGGGGATGAAGGTAGCCGGAGGATGCTTGACCCTTGAGATCGGTAAGGTACTCCTCGAACTCGTCCCTGGTCCCAGGGAACTGCGCCTCGGCCTTGTCTAGCAGGCCGGCGGGGACCGGGGCGGAGAAGTCCCCGGGGATTAGCTCTAGGTCCCTAAGAGCCGCCTTACCCCGAGCAATCTTAGCGTCAAGTTGGTCGAGGAAATCACTGTGTTGCTGACGTTGGTTCGGGGTCATCCGGTCGATTTCTTCCGCCTGAATTTCTAGGCGGAAACTCTCTAGATCGTCGACCCCACGTCTGATGTCTTCTGGGTCATTTCTCTGGATCGCAGACTCGAAGTTGAGGTCCCGGGCTCGGTCATATAGGGTCTGCCGCTCGTTCTCCAGGGCGATGATCTGGTCTCGGGCCCCGGGTGTATCTTGGAGATCAATGAGCTGGTCACCAATGTCACGGAGCCTGTTGCCAATCTGGCCTAGTTCCTGGCCGATTTCTGGCGGGGCTTCCTCAAGGGGAGGAGCCGTGGGCCGGTCCCAGGTCTCGTGGGTCATCCCCCCGGTAACATCATAGAAGTTCATGTTCTCGGGGATGTCGAGGACCCGGGTCTGTGGGGTTACCTGGGCCTCGACCTCAGCGAGATGTTGCCGGGCGGATGCTAACCTAGCCTGGGCATCCTCGGTTCGGGAAGTCCCCGGCACGAACTCAGCACCCTGCTCTGCTAGTTGTACCCGGCGGAGTTCCTGCTCAAGGTCCGAGACTCTAACCCGGGCTCCTGATAACCCTGCCATCGCGTAGCCTTCGGTGATCCCGGGCTTACCAATGAATGGAGCGTCGGTAGTGTAGAACCCCTTGCCGTATTGGCCGGAGATCATGGTGCCTGGGTCAATGGCGCCGTAGGTAGCCGGGGTGCCGTGGGCAGAGCGGATCCATCCCGGCGGCTTGGTCCACCGAACTATTGTCTCGCCGCTTGGGTTCAGGCTCACACTTCGGAGGAGGTTGTCATAGACCTGACCAAGGGTATTCTCGGTGAAGCCGAAGTCCGCGGCCTTTTGACCCAGGCCGTCGGCGAGGTGCTCGGCCTGGACCAGGTGCTTCTCGATGAAGGCACGGCGGGATTGGAGAGTCATGCTGATGGGCTCGACCATCTGGTGGATCAAGGCGCTGGGGAGGCTGTTGTACATGCGGGAGACATCGATGGGGGTGAGGGTGCCATTGCCGGGGAGTTGTATGGAGCCGGGGGTGTGGGGGATGCCAAAGGAGGCGGCTAGTTTGTCGGTGATATCCCGGGCTTCCATCTCGATTTCGGCGTGGCGGTGGTGATGACGGTCCCAAGCTTCTCGAACCAGAGCCCGGTGCTGGGTGTAGCTGCCAGAGCCTTTGACGAATACTTCCTCGTGCCGGGTTTCCTCGGCGAGCCTGGCCTGGCGGATGGAGTCAACTTCACGGTTGAACAGCTTCAGCCAGCGGCTGAAGAGGTCTTGCTGGGCCGGGGTGTAGCCCATGGCCGGGTCGCGGATTCTGTCCATGAGCCGGGTCGAGGCCGCCGCGTAGGTTTGGCCGAGTTTATCGGTGAGACTGGTGAGGGATTCGAGGCCATGGGAGAACAGTTGTCTCCTCTCGGCAGTGCCTAACTCATCGCCGCGGTTGACCATGGACTCCATGATGTGGGTGGTTGAGGTTTCCATGGACATGAGGGTGTTGTCCATGGTGGTTAGCATGGACACGACATCTTCGGGGTGCTCAGGGTGAAAGCCGAGGAGTTCGCGGCGAACCTGGTCAGCGACATGAGAGTGGTATTCTAGTTGGCCCATGACGCTTTGGTCCCACCAGCTGAGTCTTACTCGTTCTAGGTAGGACAGCATGTTAGTGGTGGTTTCGGCGGCGTTACGGCCGAGTTGGAACTCGCCGGTCTGAACACCGTGGAGGATAGCCCGGCTATGCATCTCGCCGAGTTGGGGGTACCGGCTGATGACCTTGACGAAGGCGTTGGTGATGTTGGTGTTCACCAGATCGGCGTGGGTCATCTTCATCGCCCGGATGGTTCGGGGATCTACCATCAAGGCAAAGGTGTTGAGTTTCTGTTGGATGGAGCGTTTGACATCGGTGGTGAGGGTGTCTTTCAGTGGGGTGTCGTTGATGTCCCCGACGGCTCCTAGGATCGCCTTGAATTCTTCGGGGTTGGAGCCTGCCAGGGACTGGATCCACTTGTTGTAGAGGTAGTAGTTTTCCTGGCGGCGGGTCACCCCCTGCCAGGCTTCCCCCCAATGGGCCAGGGAGTAGAATTGCTTGGGGACGTGGGCCTCGATCCAATCAGCGGCACGGGTGCCACGGCCTTGGAGGAAGCCGGAGCGCAGGGTGTCGGGGATGCCCCGGGTAATGCCGGGGAGACGGCCTTCTCGGGTGTTCAGGCCGATGAGGACCTGGGTGGGGTTATCGGGCAGGGAGGCGAGGACTGGGAGGCTGCCTTGGAAGGCATCGGACAACGCCCCGATGATTGCTTGTTTGTTGGGGATGTCACCGGTGGCGGCGTGGAACATGTGGCCGAGGTCGAGGCTGGTGGCGTACCACTGGGAGCCGGGGGCCCCGGGGAAGGGGTTGACCCCGCCGAGGAACATCCTCTGGGCGTTTTCTTCGACGTTGACCGGGCCGTAGAAGGTATAGAATAGGTTGTGCCGACTCGCGGACATGACCATGCGGTTCATGAACGAGATCACCGGCCAGCGGGCGGCCTGGTCCTGCCAGCGTTGGAGATGGTTGACGATGCCCTCGGAATGGGACATCTGGTAGCTGGGGTGTCGGTAGAGGTTTAGGAGGCTCTCCTCATGCTTGTTGCCAAAATCTTCGAGAGCACGGTTTGGGTTAGCGGAAGGGTTCACGGCGCCATCGGTTGGCCGGCGGGTGAAGGGGGCTAGACCTGAGTCAAAGGTACCTTTCTCGAACCGGCGCATCCAGTTACGGATGATCTGGTTGTTGGTAAGGACCTTATCGCCGATCTTGGTGGTGACGGCGGGATCTATACCCAGGGCGGCGGCAATTCGGTTAGCGATTTCGGGGCGTTTGTAGAAGGAGCCGCGGCCGATGTTGGAATATATGGCGTCGGTGATATTGTGGAGAACTACTTTGGTTTCTTCTGGAGCGAGTTGTACCCCGAGGGATTTGATCAGTGGGGAGAGGTCGGCGTGGACCGGGGCCCCGGTTCTTGTACCTACCCGGGAGATGAAGGGTGGGGTGAATCCGGTCTGGAAGATGAACAGGCCAAGGCGGTGAAGCTCGGTCTGAACTGTTTGGATAGGGTTGTTACGGATGGTACGGATGCCTTCTCGACCCATGGCGAGGAGGTCTGAGGTCCGGGCGGTTCCACTGAGGGTAGCGGCGGGGTTGTTCTCCCCGGCTCGGCGGATAGCGAGGCTAGCCCAGAGTTGGGTAGCTTCCCCCGCGGACCTCCTGGCTAGTTGTTGGAGGGTCTGAGGGATTTCAACCCCCGCGGCTCGGAGTCCTGCGTGAGCCAGGCCGGCTCCTACGCCGATGATTGGGTTGCCGGTGGCTACCGACGCCACGATACCTGTGGCCATGGGGTAGCTGGCGACGTGGGCCATGGAGGCGAAGCCGCGCTCCCACGCGGCGAATTGCTTGTAGATGGGGAAGGGTTTTACGAACTTGGTGACAAGGCCGGTGCCGATGAGGTTGCCGGGGTCCCCCATGACTTCGGAAGTGAAGCGGAGGACCCCGCCGATTTCGGCTTGTTCCCAGGCCATGACCGCGGCCTGCCATTGGTACAGCCCGGGGCTTTGGCGTCGGATTTCGTTGAACCGGGCGGAGATTTCCCCGCCGTGGATGCCGGCGGAAAGGAGCCCGGCGACCCCGCCGATGGTGCCTCCGACTAATGCCCCGGGAGGACCGGCGACGCCGAAGCCCAGGGCGGCTCCTAGGCCGCCGGTAACAAGGGCCCCGGAGCCTTGGGGGAGGCCGTAGGCCCCGGCGAATCCGCTGGCCATGGCTGGGAGGCCGACGTTCTCGGAATACGCTTTCAGGGCCTCGAAGGGGAGAAGGAAGGGTTGGACTGCGCCGAGGGCCATCCACTCCCAGCCACTGACCCGGCGGACATCCGGGCTGATTTCCCCGGCCTGGCGGGCCTGGCGCATTTGGTCTTGTTTGTACCACTCGGTGGCGAGGCTGCGCCAGTGGACTCTCAGAGAGTCAATGGACTGCATGTAGTCGGGGTCTTGGTATTTGCGGGCGAGGTAGGCGTTGAATCGGGACATGTCTAGGCCCTGGGGGATCGGGCCGGGGGCTGTGCCGGTGAGACTCCGGACTAGTTCTTCAGTGGTGAGGACACTGGTGTCTACGATTCGGGACTTAGGTCGGGTCTGGAGTGCCTCGATGAACGGGGCGGCCTCGGCGTCGGTTAAGGCCCGGGGGATGGTGTTGGGGATATCACCCCAGGCGGCCTCCATGATGGCTAGGTCTGTGGGGGTCAGACTCCCCAGGACTCTTCTCTTGTAATCCTCGGGACTGGGGTCATTGCTGGCGGCCTGGGTGGCGAATTGGTTCAGGGCGCCTTGGAAGTCCTCGGGGTAATCACCGGTATGCCAGCCACCCGGGGCGGATTCTAACCAATAACGGATGAACTCGGCCTTGGTATTCTCGGCTCCCGCCAAGGCTAAGGCTTGCTGTCCGGCGGTGATTTGTTCTATTTTGGATTGAGAATACTGGGGGTTCCAGTAGAGGATGAGGTTGGCGAGGGTCGCCGGGGCACTACCGGCGGAGGTTATGGCCGCGGGGTTGGTGCGGAAGGTGTTGGCGGTGCTGGTGAGGAGATCGGAGACATCGGGGGTCTGAAGGACCCGGAGCTGGTCTTCAACCTCGGTCATGGACTTCTGGGTCTGAATTACTCTTCTGAGGCTGGCTTGCTGGAAGCCTTTGTAGGTCTGGGAGAGGTGGGGCTGGCCCTGGATCTTGGTAATCTGATCCTGTTCGATTTGGGCCAGGGCGGCGGCACGCTCGGAGAATCCGGGCTGTCCACGTTGAGGAGCGGGAGGACCCGGGCCGAGCCCGGACTGTTGGTCGTAGGAGTTGATGGTGGCGACCATGGAGTCGATCTTGTCGGCCAGGGCAGGGTCGGAGGAGATCCCGGACTGCTGTAGACCTTGGGCAAAGGCCCGGGGGTTAGAACGGTCGAGGTTGGCAAAGGCCGGGGATTGGAGGGTGGTGGTGAGGTGCTGGAAGGCTTCTTCGGGGGTGGAGTATTGGGCGAGGGTGATGGGTTGGGGGACTTCCCCGCCAACGGAGTAGGCGTTGGGGTTAGCGGCCTGGCGGGTAGAGCCGCTGGGGCCGGGACCTGGGATACGGAAGAGATTGGGGTTGGTGTCGTCCCACCCGGACTCGTTGGCGGCCAGGGCTAGGGAATAGGAGGCCGGGATACCGGTATCTCTCTGGAGTTTCTCGGCGTAGGGCCTGAGCCTGGTGGCAAACCCACGACGGTAGTCTATGGCCACGGTATGCTCCTTAGGCTAGGCCGCCGGGCGCGACCCCGGCCGCGGACTCGAGGGATGAGCCGGGCTGGACGGTGTTGTTGGGGTTGATGGGGGAGGCCCCGTTGTTGGGGGGTTGCTGGGCTCCGCCGGCCTGGATTTGCTGTTGGAGTTGCTGACCGACAGCGACGGCCGCGGCGGCGAAGAGGTTGGCGCCGTCGGAGTCGCCGGCATCTTGGAGAATCTGGGACTGCTCGTTGTAGGCGCGGACAAGGTTGATGCTGATGGCGATGGGGTGTTGCTGGGACTGCTCGGCACGGACCCGGGCCATCTCGCGCTGGGGGTCGGTGATCTCGGGGAAGAGCATGTCCATGATGATGGCCTGGGAGAGTTGGAAGTTAGGGTTGAGTAGCCGGGCGGTGGTGCCGCGTTGGGTGAAGTCTCCTGGCACGGAAACATGGAGCTGGGCCTCGACTTCAATCATTGGTGGGATCTTGGGCACCTTTAGCTCGTAGGGTCGCCGGCCATGGTTGATGATAAGGTCCAGCCAGAAGTTAGCGATGTCGGACTGAGCTGTTGCTGAGGCTTCACCGTAGGGGGTTAGGTGTTGCTGGGCGGAGGCGGAGACTTGGGAGATGAGGTAGCCGGTGACCTGGGCCTGGATGTTGCCAAACATCATGTGTGGGAGACTGCCGCGTTGGAGCATCCCGTCGATGTCGAACAGGCTTGTCCTGAAGTCGACAGGGATGGGAGGTTTGGCTAGGTAGCCGAGGTCATCCTGCAAGCCCATGCGGAAGTGGGCGCCGCGGCGGTAGAGTTGTTGGGGATCGCCGACGATGTTCCCGCCTGATCTTTTCTCGTAGCTGACGGGTTGAGCGGTGTCGCGGAGAAGCTGCTGGAGGAAGGTCATCTGGCGGTTGTAGTTTCGCTGGACGAATTCGTTGGTGGCCAGCATTGCTTCCCCGACGTGCTCTTGCCAGGAGAGGTTGGTAACGATTGAGCCGCGGTCTGGCAACCCCCCTGCAGGACTCACGAATACTGGGAGGCGGTAGAAGTCTGGAGCCGGCTCGGGGCCGAAGATGATGGTGCCTTGGAGCATGACTAGGTTCGTGGGCACCCCGGTGTCTTCATCCAAATACCAGTAGTCGTCGACGGGGAATGGCCCAGCCCCGGTGATTCCTTGGGGGATTGCCCAACCAAGGTTCGCGGCGTTGCGGTTGAGTGCCCGGAGACTCATGAGCTGGGCGTGGACTACTTCATCCAGGCCGATGTCGTCGTCCCAGTGGGGGTATGTGTCCACCGGGGACCAGATTTCGGCGCGGCAGACTTCAGTGCCGAGGCGCGGATCCTCGACTATGTCCGCGTAGACAGCGAACCAGCCGGTGGCCAAAATGTAGGCGTTTAGTTCCCGGCGCCAACCCTTGCGGCCGCGGGTTCGGTTAAAGGCGTCGACCTTCTTCCACATGATTCGGAGAGCACGTTCTACTTCGGAGGTATCGGGGACTTCAATGTCTTGCAGGGGATCGATGGGGATCCGCATGGGGACATCGGGCGGGGTTAACAAGTGAAGAGCTAGATTATACGTTGTTCGGGGGTTATTGCTGATAAAGGATTCAAGACCTTCTTGTTGGAGATCATTGGTTTGAAGGAGCTGGGTGTACCAGTTGCGGATTTGGGTGTTTCTTCTGGTCCAGTTGCCTTTGAGGACGCCGATGGCCTGGGCGGCGGTTTGCGCGGTTAGTGGCGGCATTGGTCAGGCCCTCCTCGGGAGCTGGGATGATCTCCGGCGCCCAAAGGCGGCAAAGGTGGTTACCATTTCTCGTTCCAGCCGCCAACCCCGGCGAACCCGGTACCGGCGCCGACCAGGCTTCGGGAGACGATGCCAATCGCCGAGGACATGTAGAGGTCGGAGAGGCCGATGTGGATGTAGCCCTCGCGGCTGGTGCCTTCTGGGTATCTCACGCCGCGGATTTGGCTGATTATGCGGGAGTCGTGGCACTCTAAGGCTGGTAAATGCTTGCTGACTTCTTGGACCATGAAGGGCTTGGTTCGGGGGGTGGTGAGCCAGCCGTAGTCGGTGCTGATACGCTCGGTGAAGGGGTCTCTTCGGTTGGAAAGCCGCGGATATTTGTGGACGTTCCTCAACTCACTGATGACTGCTAACCCGTGGCTGTTGGCCTCAGGGACTAAGGTCGCGGTATTGTAGTACCGGGCGAGTTTGGCGGCTTTGGTGGCGGTGAACTCGGTGTCCCAGAAACCTACACCTGTGGCGACGTGGATGCAGTGGGTGACTTCGGGCTCCTCGGCCGGGATATATCGCCACACGGTTATCGCGGACTCGGTCTGCCGGCCTTGACCTGGGTCAACTGCCACTACGTAGGCGAAGTCGGGGTCGGGGGGCTCCCACACCTCGCAGTTCTCGAACCCAAGGGGGGCGGGGTAGCACAGCCGGGACATGTTGTCGAGGGTCTTGGAATCATGGACCATGTCGCCGGCGGCTAGGAAGCAGGAGACGTCATCCTCGGGGAATTCCTGGCCGAAGAGGAGTCGGGTGGTGCCGTCTCGCCGGAGGGCCTCAAGTTCCGCGGTCTTGGCCCGGCGCCATCGGAGCTGGTTGTGGTCTAGTCCCCGGCGGACTAAGACCTCTTCTTCGCTGTCGAGGTTGGTTAGCTCGGGGGTGCGGTCTCTGGGGAGAGCCAGGGGGGAGTTGATGGGTAGGCGGTATTCGGGGTGAAGGTACCAGGGGTAGAAGTGGTGCTGCCAGATGCTGCTACCTGTCTTGGCTGCGGTATACAGCTCGTTGAAGGCGTTTTCCTCGCCGTTAGGGGTTGACCCGACGACCATACGGCCCCAGGCTGGTACACGTTGGAGGCTGGGGACCATGATGCGGTCGGGATCGGACCAGAAGGCGTATTCGTCGCAGAGGAAGTTGTGGATCGGCTCTCCCCGGCCGAATACGTGGGCGCGGGCGGAGCCAATATATAGTACACTGTTGAGTTCTGGGAAGAACTTCTCATTGGCGGAGCGGTGGCTCATTACTGGTTTGAACTCCGCCGGCAGGTGGTCGTAGAAGAATTGGGCTTTGGAGAGGAGGCGCTGGGTGATGAACTCCTCGTGGGCGACGATCACGGAGGTGGTCCCCGGGGTGCAGATGGTATCGGCGAAGAACAGGGCGATGACGATTGTGGAGAAGCCGACCTGGCTGGGCTTTTC